TGACGTTGTTGTAAGAGACCTTCGGCGGCAACGGCCAGTGGAGCACGTCGAGCGCGGCTTGGGCGGCGATGGCGGCTTCCTGGATGAAGGCGTTCAAGCTGCGATCACCGGGCTTCAACCCGACTTGCTTGACCTTCGAAAAGATGTCCAGCAAGTCGATGTCGGTCGCAGTCCGATGTTTCATCGCCGCACGCATTTTGGCGACCCTCTCATCCCAGCTCTGGAAGAGCGGATGTGCGGAGACGTGGGACTTCTTCTTGAGTTCAGTGAACGTCGGCATGACTGTTCCTCTTCGCGCTCTGGCCTATCTGGATGCGACCGCCGCTGATCTGTACGGCGTTTTCGCGGCGTTCTCGATCTTCCTTCCGACGCTTGTCGCGATTGGGCTGCTCGGACGTGAGTTCGGTGGCCAGCAGCCGGTCGACGGCGATGATCATGGAAGGCCGCACGATGATCTCCTCATAAGTATGATCGGGTCGAGGCTCCCAGAAATCGATACGGTCTTCGTCCTTCTCTCGGGCGAGGATGTCGGTCCACAGGTCGCCGATGTCCTTGTGCTCCGACAACACCTTGAGGACGCAGCCTCTACAAAAGAGACGGTAGAGGTACAGGATGTCCGGCGGATCCTTTGGTTTCCCCTTCATTCTCCCTCCACCAGCTGTCGGAGCAGACTTCCCGAAGCACGTTCGGTATGCCAGTCCCGGATGTCCCGTTCGGAAAAAGCAAATAGCGCGAGACGCTCCCCTACTCGAACATTGTTCTTCTCGCAGAAGCCCCCGTTGACCTCTATAACGCCGTCGACGTGGGCACACCCCCACTGGTCACGGCTACCGACCTTGGTCATCTCCTCAATCCGCACGATTTCGCTGTCGCGCAGAAAGAGGATGTCGAGCGGGAACGCCACGGAGCCTTGGTGGAAGGTGACATCGGAGTAGCCTGGATATGGGAAGTAGAGTCCATTCCTGGACGGCAACGATTCGTAGGATTGAAGGCCAACCTGCTTCTTCTCCTCGGTGTCCGCGACGTCGCAGCGCACCCAGAGATCATCGCTCATCCAAACGGCGTTGACCCGGACGACGGGGATCGGTCGCATCTTGCTGGTGAGCCGCACCAATCCGTGGTCGAACATGTGGATATGAGGTTGCTCACCTTTGATGAGCAGCCCGTAATCCTCTTCGTACTCACGGGAATGCAGCTTTACCAGCACAGCTACTTCTTCTTTTTCTTCGACTTGGTCTTCTTCTTGGGCTCTTCCTTCTTCGGCTCTTCCGGAGGATCCGGCTCCTTGGGAGGCTGCGCCGGCTCAGCAGGAACCTCTTTCTCGGGCTCTTCCTTCTTCGGCTCTTCCGGAGGATCCGGCTCCTTGGGAGGCTGCGCCGGCTGCGAAACCTTTCTCGGCGACAGCAGTACCAGGCGCGGAGGAGACCCGTGAAGGATCTTGTTCAACTCCGGCTGCGCCTTCAGCTCGTTGACGGACAGGCCTGTCAACGACACAAGCTCCCGCGACTGCTGCGGCGGGATGAGCACGTTGATCGAGGACTCCTTGAGCATCTTGCGGCGCTTGTGCTTCGGAGTTCCCTCAGGAATCGTGTAGGACTTGTACACCGTGCAGGAGACGGGTCCCCTGGAGATGTTGTGTACCTCGTAGGTTTCTTCGGGCATGTCTTGCCTCCTATTCGAACAGGCTCGTCAGCCCCCTCTGGGACCCCAACCCGTACAGCTTCTTGGCGTCCTGGACGGTCATGCCCAGCTCGGTGAGCAGCTTCCTGGCGAGAAAGCTCGCCTTCAGCGACGGCACCTGCTCCGGGGTGGTCGCCGAGACTTCCATCTCCTGAACATCGCTCAGCAGCTGGAGAGCCCTCTCCTCTTCGGATGAACCGTCACCCGCATCGAACTCCGGGAGGGTTGCTTCCGCGCCGGCAGGAGGAGTGGGAGGAGCTGCACCCGGCGCTCCAGCATCCGGCGTAGGGGGAGCAGGCGTCATGGGAGCAGCGGGTTCCGGAGCGGCTTGCGAAAGAAGCTTGCGCCGGTTGACCTTGCGCAGGATCAGCTTGGCCAGCCGTTGCCGGGCTGCCGGCGTCATCGGCTTGGGAACGCCTCCCGGAGCAGGGGCTGCCGGCGTCGGAGGAGTCGGAGCCTTGGGCTCGGGTACCCCCGGCTTCTCGCCCGGCGTCAACGGCTTCTTCTTGGTTCCCGGCTTGTTCAGCTGGATCTGGAGGATCTTCTTCTTGTCCTCCTCATCCAGCAGAGCGATATCCTCGGCAGTCCAGCCGAGCGCCTGGAGACCGGAATCGCCGCTTCCGGGAGGAAGAGCTTCGGGCTTCGCGGGACCAGCCGGTGCCGGAGGAGCCGCAGGAGCGCCTCCAGCCGGCGGAGCACCAGGCGCGGGTGTCGGAGCCGGGGTAGTCGGTTCGGCGAGCGGAGCGCCGGCCTGGGCCTCCCTGCGGGCGCGCAGATACGCGGCTTTCCTCTTCTGGTAACCCGGATCGTTCAGGTCGGCCTTCTTCTTGTCTTTCTTCTTTCCTTTATCTTTGGTGTCCGGCTTGGGCTTTCCCGTGTCTCCCTCGGTGAGCTGCTTGCCGTAGTCGCCCATGTAGCCTTCCCAGTACTGCTCGGCTTCCGGATCGACGGCTTCCTTTTCGGCCCGCTCGGACTTGCGGTCGCACGCGGCCTCGTGATCTTCGTCGGGCATCGAGGAACGGCCCCGGTTCTCGGCTCGGGGACAGCCTTTGCCCCCCTCCACCTCGGCCTCCTGGGCATGCCGCCGACCCTCCCGCCACTCGGGATACTCGTCAAGGAAGTCCTCGTAGTCCTTCTCCAGCTCGGCCCACGCCTTCGCGCCTTCTTCCGAGGTGTCGAAGTAATCGGTATAGACGAATCCGTTGGTGTCCTCATGCAGGATGGCGGCAGCGAAGCTCCACTCGTCGCCATCTTGGTGGACCGTTACGGGCTCACCGAGATCCAAGAAGGTGTAGACGCCGAAGCCCTCGTCCCCAAGGTCTTCTCCCCAGCCGTCCAGCATTCCGGCATAGAGAAACTCCTGAACGTTGTCATCGAACTTGCCCGGCCCGAACCGTTCGTAGTTGATGTCGGTGACGTTCCCGATGCTCTCCATCCCGGATTCGTAAGTGGTCTCGGGCTTGTCGCCCGCGAACTCACCTGCACCGATCTCTTCATCGTCTGGAGGCGTCAGCGCCCGACGCCGGCCCTCCCGCGACGGTTCGGACGAATCCAGAGACTTCTCGATCCCCGGTTCGGGCTGGACGTCGTCATCAAAAGGGGATTGCTCGTCCTCCCACCTAGACGCCTGAACGGGAGCGACCTGCTCCGCCGACTGCTCGTCGACGACACCCTGTTCCTCAACGGGAGCGCCTTCCGGCTGCGCCGGCTTGAACTTGGACCAGTCGACCTCCTCGCCGCCCAACGCCATCGTGAGGGCGTGCAGCTCCTCGGCGGATTCAGCGCCGATCTCACGCCCGTAACTCCCGTCGCCACTCCAGTTCTCCTTGAGCTTGGGGCCTGCGGTGCGCCGCGACTTCTTCTCCTTCTTCTTGGTCTCCTCGGAACCTCCGGGGGTATAGCCCTTGTCCTTCATCCACCAGCTCAGCGCCCACGGGTTGTCGATGCCGGGCTCGTCCTTCATCTCCTTGACGGTTTTCTCCCAGCCCTTCGGAGCCACCGCTTCCTTGTCCTCTTCAGCGGTGACCTCGGACTGTTGACCGATCCGCCGAGCAGCCTTGGCCGCGCCACCCAGAGCTTCCTCGGCCAGGTAGGCCGACTGGAAATCCAGAGTATCTCCGCGCAGATAGGCATTGATGATCTCGGACGCGGCCAGCTCGTCGTAACCCTGGTCGACAAGATACGCGATGGCCTCGGAGGTAGTATCCTCCCCGAGCGCCCATTGCGCGAACTTGACCACGCGGCCCTGATGCCGCCGGTAAGCTACCTTCCAGGCCTCCTCGTCGAACGCCTGCTCGGCCTCTTCCGCATGATCGAATGCCTCGCCGTAGTCCCCCGACTCCATCGCCTGCTCGGCCATCCGGAGATGCTCGAACATCGCGTCGTTGCCGCTCTCGTCGGCGGCGCGCTTCAGGTCTTGGATGTAGTCGTAGAGGTGCTCGGGATTCAGGTCTCCCCGATCGTAATCGAAAGGCTCCTCTTCCTCGAACATCTGCGCGCGGCGCTGGTTCTTCTCGGCCTGGTCAGTAGGCAGGAAGATGTTGTTCGCGGCCCACTTCTGAGGATCCATGATGTCCCGCAGGAGATCCTCGCTGGGACGCGCTCGGCGCAGGTCCTGGTAGATGGCCGTGGGATCGGGAGTGGCGTCCTCGAACGAGTCGCGGATGCCCATCTTGCCTTTCCCTTCGGTCTCCTCGCGCAGCTCCTTCTTCTCGCCCTTGGACTGAGAGATCACCTCCTCCGGGTCGGACGGGTTCTCGCCTTTGTTGAGCTTCTTGCCGGGCTCCTCGACGGGACGAACCTTGAAGGGATCCTCTTCGGCCTTCCGCCGTGCCGCGACACCAGGAGCCGCTTGAGGAGCCTCCTCGCCCATCTGGGCCTTCCCGACACCCAGCTGCCCGGGACCGCGCTTGGGCTTCTGAGGCTCATGCAGCCCTTCCTTGCTGGCGACCGCCGACATGTCTTCCTCGGACCACGCGCTGAACGCACCGCTCAAGGCGTCCCACACCGCATCCTCATCGGAGTCCACCGGCAGCCGTTGAAGCTCCGAGATGGCGATGAACGGATCGACAACCATGTCGTTGCGAGCATCGAAGAGATGGACGGTCCCGTCCGGATTGTCTTCGACAGAGATGCTGGTCTGGAAGTTCTCCATCAGCTGCTGGAGGCGCTCTCCGAGACCACTCATCTGCCGACCACCCGGCATCTGCTGGAGCGTCTCGATCACGTCTTCCTGCGTCTGGCCCCGACGACGACCGAACCGGTTCCGACCGTCTTCCTCGATGCGGACCTTCTTGTCGTGCCAGTTGGTCGGAGCGCCGGAGGTATCGGAACCGAGGCTCGTGTCGGGGAGACCACCCTCTTCGATGTTCGGGCGTGGACGCTTGTTGATCGCCGGGTCGAAGCTCTTGAGACCCTTGTTCGTCGAGTCCGGACCGAGGGATGTATCCGGTTTCGAGGTGCCCTTCTGGTCGGTCCCCTTGGGACGCTGGTTGATCTCCGGATCGAACTTCCCTTTCGGCTCCTTGCTGTCGGAGTCGGGGCCGAGGAGCGACTGAGCATCGCCGGGAAGCTTGACCTGATCACCTTGGGTCTCGTTGACCTTGGGAATCGGCATGTCGGCCTTCTTGCAGAAGTCGGCCACCACCCGATCGAGATGCCCGATGTGGGTCATGTACCCGTCGTGGTCGCCAGGGGGCCAGAGTTCGACCATGTCGTTGTTGTTGATCCGGATCATCCAGCCGCTCGAAGCTTCCACGATCCTGCCCCGAAGAACGGCGTCCTTCACCTGACGGGGGTTGTACCGGGCTTTCCGTGTTGCGTTGCTCATTGTATCCCTCGACCTCGTTGTGAAACGATTCAGCGCCCTGCTTCTTCGTCCAGTTCGGTCACCATCTCCAGAAGATAAGGATCTCCATCGTAGGCCAAGTCCGTTTCCTCTCCCGCGAGAGAGGGCAGCTGCAAACCATGATCTTCATGATCATCGTTCCAGCCTACTCCGTGTCCCATGATCTCCATCGCCAGGTAGTGGCCGAACTCTTTCTCATCGAAAAAGTCCTCATCCTCTCCCGGCGGCACGAAACCTGCCAGATTCACGTTGTTGATCTGCTCGATTTCGTCGTAGAGCTTGTTGGCGAAGGAGTAAGCTTCTCCGGGAGTCTCCGGTGCGATGTCCATCAACTCCGCGCCCATGAAGCTGGGAGCATCTTCGATGCCTTCGTACCCGAGTTCACGCGCCTTCTCCTCGGCGTACTCCCACTCCGAGGCCCACGCCGACACGAAGAAGGCACGAGCCATCCCCTCCAGGATAAGAGGATCGGGACCTCCGAGCGCGAGTTCCTGTTGTTGAGCCGTGAGCCCCATCTTGCCCGCAATGCGGGAGAGGGCACTATCCGGGACTCCAGGTGGCTTTATCATCAGATCTACTCCCGTCCCTTCCAGTCTTTGAAACCAGGGTGCGGATATTCCTCGTCACCTTCCATACTCCACATCTGAAGATCCTCGGCCTCTGTCTCCGCAAAATCCATCTGCTCCTCGGTGTAATCCGCGAAGTACTCCTCATCGGTGTCACCAGGCTGGAGTGTCAAAAAGCCGAGAAGACCTCGAACAGTCTCGTCCGAATCGATAGCATCCATTGGGCTGGCACCGTAGTCATCACCCTCGAAGAGAATGTTACCTTTGGGGTCTTCAAAGACATATCGAATCTGGTGTTGACCGGTCCGAGCGCGTGTACCAGCGTCCCACATGCGAAGCCGGTAACCATCGACGTCTACGTCACGGAGAAGATTGTAATCATCCTCCCCTTCCTCGAAAGTCCAGGACCGCCCCAATTGATCTTCAAAGGCCTGTCGATGAGAAGCCCCTCGAATTCTCGAAGGAACCGCATCTTCCCGAATGAAGTCGGCCAAAGACATCGGATCAATCATGGTGAGACGGCTTTTCAGCTCATCTACCTGATCGGTCCAGACTTCAGAGGTGTAGTTGTAAGGAGTAAAGCCACCGAGAATCTCGCCACCGTAATGCACGATGTCGACCATGATGTTGACGCCCCATCCCTCCGTACCTTCATCGATTCCTTCGTAAGGTCCCGAATCAGCCAACTGGAACGAAATATCGATGGAGTCTTCCTCATCGTCGAGATCGCCGTAGTTGATGTTTACCCAGTAGCCGTGGTTGCCTTCCCCTTCCATGAAGTAGGGATCACTGACCGCCAGCTGCTCACCGCCTATTTCAGAGACTTCGCGTAGATCTTCGACCGTTTCCTTTGCCGCTTGCTCTAGACGAGGGCCTGCGATAGCCCAAGCTTCTTCATAGGTTTTGAATGTTCCGTCACCTTCTTGCTGACCTCTTCGTTTCGGCGGAGGGTTCTTCTTGCGAAACTCCTCTGGATCTCCGCCTCCGATGTCGTGCTTCATGCGCTCGACTACCCAGTCAGCGACTTCCTCTCCTTCGTCAAAAGAGAGGTCCATCTCCTCGTCGTTGAGGACGGCGAGGATATACTGACGCGCCTTGACCTGATGCGGATGCGGACCGGCCAGACCGTATTTGACCATCAGGCGGTCGTAGTCGGCCTGGGTCTCGATCTGAGAAGCGATGTGATGGAGATCGGTACGAGGGAGGGTGGCATAGCCGCGCTGGCCGATCTCGACGATGACGTCACCGACCGCCGATTTCGGGAAATTCCGCGCGTAGTGTTCTCGCAGCTTCAAGTAGGACGACGCCGTGATGCTGCCGGTCCGGTTCTTCCTCCACATCGATTCGAGATGCCCGTGGAAAGCCCGCAGACCGGCATCCCGATCGAGATCCTTGCGCGCCCTGACAATCTGGAGCGCATCATAGACGGAGGCGATGGGGAGCTTCGCATGAATCTCACCAGCCTCCTCTTCGAGGGCCTCCGCGATGCGCTGCTGGACCTGATGGATGTGGGGAATGTTTAGACGCAGCTCACGCTCGTTCGCACGCTCGCGGGCCTTGCGCTCCGCAATCGCCCCCTCGTAGTGGGAGGCGAGGCGCTCGATCCTCAGACCGGGGATTTCCTGTCCAGAGAGATCGGCCAAGTCCTGCATGACGTGACGTCCATAGCGAGTGTTCATGATGGGTACCTCACTTCGAGTTCTTCTCGATTTAGAAACTTTATCACAAAGAGGTTGCTCGATTCTAAAGACGGCAGGAATTTTTTAAGCGTCCGAAAGAGCTGCCACGAGCCGCCGTAAAGAGTAGCGTTCCTTGCATTTCGAGCACTCGGCCTCGACCGGTAAAGTACCGAAAACAGTACGGATTGGCTCATCACAGCACGGACTCAGGAGGTCGCGGCAATCATCGTCCCCCGGCTCGGGGCAGTCTTCCTCGGCGGATGATTTCTGCTTGAGTCTGCGAACTCTTCTCAAGAGATGCATCAACTCCCGGATCTTGCCCTGGGAGGAGTCGTCGGAGCTGATGATCTCGTCGAAGCTTTGCTGAAACTCGGAAGGGGGCGCAGCAGGCATGCCTAGTTGGCAGGGGAGATCTTCTTCGGAACGATCTTGACCCAGTCCTCACCGTAAGCTCCGAAGTACTGGGACCAGTATTCGGCGGCGACGTCATCGACCCCGTTCTTCCGCATCCACGCGGCGGCGAGATCGGCACGCACCCGGCGCTTGACCTCCTTCACCAGCTCCACCCCGAAAGGCCCGTAGTAGTCTTCCCAATAGCTCTTGGCCCGAGAGTCGACAGCGATCCTGCGAGAATCGTCATCCTCGAACTCGGCGAAGATCGCAGCAATCCTGTGCGCCAAGGTGGGACCGCGCCGGCTGGCAGTGACCTCCAAGCCGTCGTAGAGCGCATCGATAGCGAGCTTGATCGCCTGCTTGTCCTCGTTCGGCAGCTCCGCGAGGATCTCCGCCGCGACCAGGAACGGCACGTCGAAGTACTTCGACGCCATCCTGGTCTTCATACCGTCCGCCACCGCCTGACGCGCGTCCTGCACCATCTTCATGCCGAAGGCGGAACGCAGCTCATCCCAGGTGTGGATGTGCGGAGGCGTTTCCTGCCGCGAGGCCGAATTGAACCGGCGCGACACCGACACGGGGATATCCTCGCTCAACGTCGGATCGTCGACGAGGTCCGCCCCGAAGAGTCCCCAGTAGGCCGCGACCGTCTCGGCAGCGATCTTCCTGGAGGCCTGACGAGCCTGCGTGTCGAACATTTCCTTTTCCATTCTGCTGCGACGGAGTTTCCTCCGCCCGTTTTCGTCCAGCTCGGCCTCCCACAGATGGTGGGCGCGTCTGCTGGGCTGTTGCTCGGGTGCGTGTTCCATGTCACACCTCCGGACGGCCTAATCGTAAGTCCGACCGTCCCATGCGTCCAGGGATGCCAACTCGAAGTTGTAGCCCGCGTTGAACTGCTGTTGGGCTCTTTGTTCGGCCTCCTTGTCCGCCAGCCACGACTGGAGCAACTTCGTGATCGCCGTCAGCTTCCAGTCCATGCTGTACGTCGACACCGTAGCCAATGCCTTCTCGGCCCCTCGAATCAAATTCTCCCAGTAGGAGTTGTCGAGCGGGTTTGCCGCAACTTTCTGCGGAAGGTCCATCCGCTCAACCACCGACCGAAGAAGTTGTTCCTCTCCCGGCGTCATAACGATTATATATTAACAGGTTCTGTTTAGGAGTTCTAAACTTGAGACAGGTCTACAATTTTTTACGAACCAGGCAGATCGCCCATGATTGACTTGGCCTCCTGGACTCCATCCGGGGTGAGCCGCATGATCTGGTTGTCCCCAGGATCAAACTCCAACAGCCCTGGATTGCGGTAGACCTCACGCCGGGTATTGTTCGTTCGGGGTACTCGGCCATCCTCAGTCCGAAGATGCTCCACCAGCTTGACCACGTCAACCGAATTGCCGAGCTTGTGGAGAGTCACGAAGACTCGATCACGGAACGAGAAGTTCGTCTTTCCGCACAGCACTGCGCGCTTGACCGGCTTTCTAAGGCGTCGGATCTTGGACGACTTACGCCTCTTGAGCATGGACTTCGGAAGGATGTCAAAGATCGCATCCAAGAGTGCATCCAGGTAAGGATTGGGCTCATCCGAGTCCCGGTTGGGACGGGGGAAAGCCTTCGGCTTCAGATCGAAATAGATCGGCATCCGCATATCGCCGAAGTAGATGGGGCTCGGCACCAGCGCGAACTTGCCGTCCGACAACTGAGCGATTTTCGGACTGCCGCGTAGGATGCCCTGGACCACCGGGATCGGCGCGGAGGTCATGATCAAGTTGTCGTCGAGGGCGTTGATGCAGGCGCAGTAGCGCTTGCTCCTGATCTTCTTGAGCACGTAGTCGTGCCGGCTATAGGAGGACCGCTCGATGTCGAGGAGATAGCACTGCTCACCACGCCGCTTGCAGATGTACTTGCGTCGGAACTCCTGGAAAGAGCACTTGAAGTACTTCTTGATCCAGTGATACATCGTCACGAAAGAGACGCCCACGTAATCGGCCATGCCGCCAGCGGTCTTGAACGAAGCGGCATCCAGGATCACGTTCTTGATCGACGCGCCGTGCTGTACCTGCGTGATCAGCACCCGGTATGAATGCTTTCGTTTACACTCCGAGCAGAAAGCGTATCCGTAAGCCCCCCGCTTGATCCCGTTGTCGGGAAGCGGGTTCACGCAGCCAGGCGAGTCACAGTACGCGGGCATCGCTCACTTGACGTCGAAGAACTTCTTCACGAACGATTCAAGCTTCAAGAGCGGCTCGGGAATGTAGAGCACTCCCTTGTCCTTGAACTTGATCATGTCGACGTAGACCTTCAAATCCCTCTTGAGCTTGGCGACCGTTCGCAAGTTGTCATCGGCCAACGCTGCCTTAGCCTTCGCGACATCTTTCTCACTGATCCTAGGCTCCTTGTCCGTTTCGATCATCTCCATCTCGGGAGGAGGGGCTGCGCCGAGCATCTCGTCGAGAAAGTGGCAGTCGTCGTAGGGATGCGTGCCGCCAGCTTGGACAGACGTTTGAAACTCCTCGTCAGTCACGAGATCGGTCGGCAACCCGAAAGACGGGTCACCGGGGCAACGACCGGTCCTATGGATCAGCTCAACTGCGTGATCCTTCCACGGTTTCTTCTTCATTGATCCACCTCACTTGGCTGAGGATGCTGTCGAACATCTCGTCGGAACCTTCCTTCTCGATCTCGTAGAGCTTGCAGTAGTAGCGCATCGCCAGCTGCTGCATGTAGTCTCGATAGAGCTGTCCGACGAACTTCTGCCGAAAGTCCTCCTCGTTGTCGACGGCGACCGCAGCCATCGCGCGCTTCCGGTCACCTTTGAAGTTCTGAAGATGTATCTCCATGATGCGGTCGACGTTCTGGTTGATCCACTCCTGCGGGAACGGCGGAATGCGCGAGTTGAGCATGATCTGATTGATCACATGGTCAACCGCCGTGGACTTCTCGGCGTTCTTCACGTACTTCCCATAGTCCTGGTGAAAACGCTTCCGGAAGTCTTCGAGGTCTTCGAAGCCCGCATCCTTCGCCAACTCGTCGTCGATTTCGGGGGTATGGATGATCTGGAGATCATGAACCTTCACAGACGCTTGGACCATCTTGCCGTTGATCTTCTTGTCGTGCTTGGCCTCGAACTCCACCTCGAAGAGATCACCGCGCTCGTGCCGGAGAAGGGACTCTTTCAGCTCGGGGATGTGGATCACGTCGACTTCCAGCCACTGACCCTGGAAGGTTCCGGCAATGTAGGGCTCGCCGTCTACACTGGCGGTGACGTCGAGGAGCACCTTGTGCTTCTCGGTGACCACGCTTCCCTCATCGGGTTCCATACTCCGATGCTGCCGCTGCACTTCCTTGAGTCGGCGCTCCCACTCATCTTCCTCCGGCGGCAGCGGAGGTCGCTTCACGGCCCAGTTGATGGTGCCGCGCATCTCCAGCTCCGGGACGAAGTAGACGATGGATACGATTTGAGGATGTTCGTTCTCGGGCGGAGGGTAGTTGAACAGCTCCAGGCCCTCCACGAACATGATGTCATCCGTGAGCTTCTCCCGGATGATTTTCGAGAGGATGTTCCCGTACAGCTTCGAGGGACGCAGCTTCTTCTCCAACATCTTCCGCGCCTGCGGTTGACCACCTCCCTTCTGCTTCCGGGCCTTGATCTTGAACTTGGCAATCAAGCGCTCCCCGAACTCGTCCCAAAAGTCATCGAACTTCTCCCGAAGCTCCTTGTACGGGACGTAGATCACGACCCGATACGGAGGCGCGAGAGCCTCCACGACCATCGGGGGTACGGGATTATCGGGCGTCTCGATATCTTCGGATGGTGATTTCGGTGCGGGGCTCTCCGTCATAACCGATGTCTCCTTCCACAATCTTTCGACTGTGCTCCTCGCGTACCAGCTTGTCGTCTACGAGGATCGCGGCCACCTTGATACCTCCTGCAACCGATATCCCCTGCATCGCGTCGAGGATGAAGGCCGGGAGATTATCGAGATCAGGCTCGTGACCCCTCTTCACATAAAATACAAGATCAACTTGGATGAGATAATCTATCGGCCTGGATCGTCCTTGATTCCTGTACTGGGTATAGAGGAGCTGGGAAGTTCGCTGCCGGGCCTGTTTCATCTCGTGGCTGTGATCAATAAAAGGTTGACGCCGCTGCCGAGGATCACGGAAGAGGATGTTGAGATTGTTCTTCTGGACCCACGGCTTGCCGGTGATCACGAAGTGGAGCGGATCATCGTCCGCGAAGTAGATCGGTTCAAACATCTCAGCAGCACAAGCTGTTCAGGATCGCGACTACGGCTTCGTCGTGCCGGAACCAAAGGTTCTTCACAATGTAGTCCCGCTCCTGTGGACCCTGCTCCCACAGATCGCGGACGTAGCGATCCACGAAGGGACCGCTGAGTATGCGGATATCGTTGCCCTCGACGCGGTACTGAACCAGATCGAGCTTCCGCTGGACCCGGCGAGCCTTCTCTCCGGCCTGCTCCTGGCGCGATTGGACCTTCGGATTGGTCATTTCTTCCCGAGAGGACGAACATTTTCGGCGCGGAGATCCGGAGGCATCCCTTCGACAATCTGGATGTCGGAGTCCATCCCGATGATGGTCTTGACCGCCAGCTCATACTCGCCGGCCAGCGCTACATCATGGGGCCGGTTGGCCTTCATCACGTAGAGAGACTTGACCTTGAAGAACATCCAGTCCAACGGACTCAAGATCGTGAAATGCTTGGAGAACTGAGGACCGATGGCCTTGATCCGCTTGGTCTCAGGATCAATGTCGATTGGAATCTCCGCGAACATCAACGGTTGGTAGACAGGAAGGAGGCCATCGTCCAGCTCACGGATTCCACCCATGATGGCCCGAGCGTTCACAGTCAGGATCACCATCACGGTGCTCTCATTGTACGGATTGCGGATCGCCCGCATGTCGAAGGTACGCTCCAACCAGTCGACGAACTCTTCTTCTTCCTCAGGACCATCGATCCGCCTGTGAGGATTGCTCGTATCCTCTGAGTGGCTCATTGAGATACTCCTAACGTGGTGATTCCATTCTGTTTTCTGGCAATCCAAACTTCGCTGAAAGGCAGCAGATCGTTAACGTGCCCGCTGTTGTCTGTTACCAAAGCAGTCGCCGCCTGGAGGTTGGTGAAGCTGTCCACGAGCCGTTGGGAATTGGTGATGTCCACGAAGGCGAAGATCTCATCGAGCAGGATCAGGTTGCATCCGTGGCCGCTTTGAAGAGCAATCTCGTGAAGTGCCCGGATCAGCGCGTTGGCGATCTTGGCGGTCTCGCCATCCGAATAAAGTCGTGGATCGATATTTTTCGGACCGTCGACGATCTCGACCTTGACCTCGGACTTCAGAAGATCCTTGATGTCGGCAGCTCCCCGGCTCGACTTCTTTTCCCCGAAGGACGAGATGTTGACCCGGATAGTATCGCCCATAGCGGCCAGGTTCTGGTTCACCTTGTCAGACAGACCGCTCATCGCCACCGAGAGTCGGTGCAGCTTGATGTAGGGGATGTTGGAGATGAGCCATTCCAAGATGATCAAGTCTGACTTCGAGGACGAGATAGAAGATTCCATTTCGGTGATCTTCGAGGTTCGGGTCTCAACGGCCTCCTGAAGGTCTTTGATGTCCTGGAGCGCTTTCTGCGCCTGCTGAATCCAGTTCTGGATGGAGACCGTCTCCGTCCGGTAGCCACCGAGCTGCTGCTGAAGTTGAGAGATCTGGAAAGTGAGCTGCCGGATTTCCTCGGTGAGACGCTCATACTCCGAGTTGCTCGCCTGCATCTGAACTTTCTTCTCTTCGATCTGCTTGGCAATCTCGTCCGCCTTGACCTTCATCTCCGTGTAGGCCTTGGCGCGAGCATCTTGAACTTCCCGATGATGAGCGTCCCGACGTTCGACGGCCTCCTGGTATTGAACCTCCAAGCTGGCAACTTCGCCCTGGAGATGCTTCAGATGTTTCTCGATCTCGGTCTTCCTGGTCTTGGTGATCTTCGCCCCGCAAGTTGGACAGGATTCGAAGTCTCGAAGATCTCCGTCACGGAGGAAGACAGTAATCGCACCCTTGGCTACATCGACCTTCGAGCGCATGTTCTGAACCTGCTGCTCGAAGCTGGGGTCGAAGTTCGGCAGGATCTCCTCCAGGTTCCCAGGATTCCGAATCCGAGCCTCCTCCTGCGCCAGGTCCGAGATCTCCTGAGAGAGTCCGCTGATGCCGCTTCTGGCGTAGATGTCGCGCTGCTGCTGCGAGAGACGTTCCGCATCGGCACCGTGGCCTTGGATCTGCTCCTCGACCGCTGCGGATGCCTTCGTCACCTCGGTCAGCTGCTGATGGAACCGATGCTCTTGCGCAGCCCAGTCGGTCTGCTCGAACTGCGCAAGCCGCTGGCGCAATTCTTGCCGAGCCCCGGTCTCGTAAGCAATCTTCTCCTGAGTCTCCGCCACGGTCTTCTGTAGAACGGCCTTCTCGGCACGAGACCGCGCGAGGATGTGGTCCCACTCCTCGACTCCGGTGATACCGGCGAGGATGTCGATACGTTCCTTGTTGGTACCGCGCAGGAACCGATAGCCCACTCGCTGGCTCAGGTAAGAGATGGAGACGAACCTGGAGTAGGTGATGCCGAGGGCCTCCGTGATGCGCTTGCGCGTCTCGGACATCGAAGAGCCGCGCTCGTCGAGCCATTGCTCCCCATCGTAGCGTTCGAAGAAGAGAGAAGTTCCTTTGTAGACAACGCCGTTGTCGGTGTCGATGGCGTAGAACTCGTCCTTCCAGTCACGGCACGAAGTCACCCGGTAGTAGATGCCGTCGTCCCCAATGAACTCTACGCGGCCCGCATAACCTCTCTCCCAGACGTCGTTGACGACGCCGTTGCCGCTGACCCCGGTCGGGTTCTCGCCGTAGAGGATCTCGCACAGGGCGTTGAACAAGCTGCTCTTTCCGGACCCGTTCGAATCGCCACCGATATCATCGTTCACCCCGATCAGGTTCACGAGCCCCCTCCGCTCGACATCGATGTTGGACGAACTCCCGTAGGAGAACATGCCGGTCGGGTTGATGTAGCGGATCGTCAACATCAGGGCTTGACCTTCCACATCTCGTCGATCATGTCGCAGATGACCTTCTTCGCTTCTTCGGGACCACCGTTCACTCCCACCATCGACGTGTGGAACGCCCGCGCCTGCGTGTCCCCCACCTTCGCGACCGAGACGATCCGGGAGTCGTTCCAGAGAACGTGCTGCGGAGGAAGCACGGCCAAGCTGAAGACAAAGGTATGCTCCTGGACGAGTTCGCCACCGAGCGAAAAGATGGTGCCCTTCGGCCCTATCTGGTCAGACATCAGATTCCCCCTCGATCAAAGATGGCCACGCGGTGAACGTTCTGCTTGATGTCCCACTTCTTGAGCTTGCCGCCGCAGGTGCACTTCATCGTCGGATGGATCTCGGGCTTCTCCTCGGTGTCGTTGAACAAGTCCTCGTACTGCTTGTCACACTTTACGCACTTATAGCCGACCATCCGCATTTCAACTCTCCTGCATCTTCCGGACCATTTCGAAGATCTTGTTCTTCGAAAGGTTGCCGACATCGGCAAACCCGCTCTCCAGGTAGAGGTCCAGATCGTCGAGCACGCTCTGAGAGGCGCTCATGTCGACCACAGCCTCGTTCTGCTCCACCTGATAGTCACGGATGATCTCGATGCTCCGAGCCATCAAGATGTTGGTATAGTTGCTCCACCGCTCGTCGTCGGCGATACGGTCCACATCGGCACGACGACCTTTCAAGCGCACCTCCACGGCGACATCGTTGACCACCTCGTCCTTGATGTCGATGTTCTCGTAGCGCGTGTCCGGTCCAACTTCGAAAGATGCTCGATGGAAGAAGTTTCTGGTCGGCACGAAAGTTGTTTCAACGTTCCAACCATCTGCACCCCGAGTCGCCGTCACCTCCAGCCAACCGCGCTGTCGGTCCGCGTCAGCCCGGGTGCGCTGGAGCACGGAGCCAAGGTACCCGCCCCGGGTGTTCCGGAACGGCAGCTGCTGCGGGACGTGGAGATCCCCGGCGAGCACGAAGTCCCACTCGGGCCGGTCGAGCTGGTTGGCTTCGAGGCCATCCGCGAAGGTACGGTCACCGTCATCCTCCATGAATGATCCGCGCACGATGGCGTGGAAGAGAAAGAGGTTGAGCTGCTCCGGATTGGGCTTGTAGTTGGCCATGTCGAACGGCACGTCGGCAGGGAGCGCGTTGATCGCGTAGGTCTCCTTATTGATGGTCATCGGTTCGTCCAGAACAACGAGATTCGGGAGAGTCCGAAGCGATTCAGAAGTATGCCACTCCCGGTTGTTCTTGGTCCAGTCGTGGTTGCCCACCAGATGATAGTGCGGAACTCCAGAACGCTCCCAAAGCGCATCCGCCAACGCGCGATCGGCCCTGACTTTGATCTCATCCTCAGGTTCCCGCTTGAGAAAGCGGTCACCACAGAAGATGGAGAAGTCGAACTGACCGTCAACGACACGCTGATGGGCGGCGCGCTCGATGGCGAGAGTATCGTCGAGAGTGATGCACCGCGCCGCCAGCCGATCGTGATGAATGTCACTGTATGCAAGGAAACGGATGGCGCTCATGAGCTTTCCCCCTCCACTCTAAGCGGCGTCGAGTTCACCACGGTCAGGAAGGTCACCAAGAACGGGAAGATGTCATCAACGAACTCGTGAAGCTTCTCACCAATCTCCTCTTTGGAAACTCCGGCATGCACTTCCGGAGACGTCTTCAGAAATCGCAAAACGATGTACTTGCACAAGACATCGATATCCTCGGTGAGCAGCTCCTCGTCGAGCTTGTGGAGATGGTCCTTGACTACCTGGAGGTAGCCGTCACCGGGATCAGACAAAGTACCCATACCGAGTCAGAATCTCCCTCTCGATCTTGACCATCAGATCCGGATCGACATCGAGCATCTGCGCCGCATTCTCAACACCCTGGCCAAGACGTGTTCCCTGGTAGGAGTAATGGGTACCGGCCTTCTCGATGACCCCAACGTTCTTGGCGCTTCCGATTCGGATGATGTCGAGCGCACGAGGGAAGCCATCTCCGAAACGAAGCTCGACCTCGGCTTCCCGGAAGGGCGGCGCGACCTTGTTCTTGACGACCTTGAAGCGCACCTTCTGGCCGATGATCTGCTCGCCCTGCTTGGACTTACCGATCTGCTTCACCTCCACGCGCTGGGTGGCATAGAACTTCAGAGCGCGACCCCCGGTGGTCGTTTCGGGATTACCGAACATGACGCCAATCTTCATCCGGATCTGGTTGATGAAGATGACCACCACCCCGGTCCGGGAGACTGTCGCGGTGAGCTTGCGAAGCGCCTGAGCCATCATCCTCGCTTGCAACCCCACATGCGAGTCGCCGTAGTCCCCCTCCAGCTCGGCCTTGGGGACGAGGTTGGCGACGGAATCGTAGACGACGACGTCACCCGGCTTCATGTTCTCGCAGATGGCATGGCCCATCTCCAGCGCATCCTCTCCGCAGTCAGGTTGCGAGAAGAGTAGATCGGAGAAGTTGACGCCGAGCTTCTTGGCGTAGCTCGTATCAAGCGCATGTTCGACATCGATGAACGCTGCCACCCCCTCGGACCGCTGAGCCGCGACGATGGCTTGGAGGGTGGCCGTGGTCTTGCCCGATCCTTCCGAACCGAAGAACTCCACGATGCGCCCTTGCGGATAGCCTCCCCCGAGCGCGATGTCGAGACCGAGGATACCAGACGAAATCCGAGGTACATTCTCGATCTTGGTCGCATCGAGGGTTGTCAGCCCCGAGAAGTCTTTTCCTCGGGTCGATTGGATCTTCTTGAGGATGTCGACCGTGCGACTCTTGGTCTCCTTCGACATGACGACCCCCTACCAGGAACGCCGCCGACCCGGAGGATCCTCGCCACCCGGAGGTGTCCGCTCGGGAGGAGCGCCTTGCGGAGGAGCCGTGGTGGGCGGCGTTTGGGTCTGCGCCGGAGGAGCGCCGGGAGGGGCTCCAGGGGGCTGCTGAGCCGGAGGAAAACCCGGAGGAGCGGCAGCACCCGGTTGCGCCGGAGGAGCGCCGGGAGGGGCTCCAGGGGGCTGCTGAGCCGGAGGAGCGCCGGGGGGCTGAGAGAGATCGACCACGGGCACCGTCCCGCCAGGAGTCGACACCGGGACCGGCTGGGCAGCCGGAGGCTGCGGCGGAATGGGAGCACCACTCTGCTGGGCCGGAGGAGCGCCCGGCGGGGCTCCAGGGGGCGGCTGCACCGCCGGAGGCTGACCTGCCGGAGGAGCACCGGGAGGCATCGTACCGGCGGGCACTGCGTAGCCGTCAGGAGAAACAGCCCCGGAAGAAGGCGGAGCGCCCGGAGGAGTGCCCGTCGACACCGGAGGCACATATCCTTGAGCGGGAGGAGCACCAGGCGGCACGTAACCCTGCGCGGGAGGAGCACCCATAGGCTGACCGGTAGGCTGCCCTGTCGGGTAGCCGGTTGGCTGGCCCGCTGCCGGAGCACCGGTTGCAGCAGCCTCCCCGTACTCGGTAGCGGATGTCTTCTCGCGCTCGGCGTAATAGAGGCCTTCCTCGTAAGTGATCATGTGAACAAAGTCCGAAGGATCGATCATCGCCCCTTGGTTCATGATGTACTGCACCCATTCGGGAGGATATGGATGGTACCGGTTAACGAACATGATGTCGTACTTCGTATTCCGCAGATCTCCGGCCTTGCACTCGGTGGTGTTCTTCACGACGGAGAGGACCGGAAAACCCGCATCGGTCGGCTCGAAGAAGCGGAAACCGCCGGGCATCGCTTCATAGAGCGCTAAGAGCTTCTGGTAGATGCTCTTCGGCGAGAACCAGATCTGGTGCTCGACCGTCTCCTCACCCTCATCCTTGGGACGCGTGCCCACGAACTTGGCGTGATCGAAGACGCCAATCACGAAGCGCGTGTCCACCCCGAACTTGCGAGCCGCATCCCGTTCCGCCGACAGCACCGGATGGTTGTCAACGAACTTCCAGTAGCCGTCCTTGGAAAGCGAACGCTTATCGGTGCCGCAGGTGTCCCAGCACTTGTTGTACGCGTCCCAATGCCGCTGCTCCTCCTCACAGAAAGCGCAACGCGGCTGATCGAACAGCGGCCCGCGTCCGAGGCTCTCCACGAGGTACTTGTTCAGTGCAAGAGGACACAGGATCTGTCCGAACTTCATGGTCCCGTCCGGATGGTTGAAGTTCTGAACGTTGTGGACCGGCAGCCGGAAGTAGAAGGTAGAGATAGGAGCGCTCGGATTCATCGAGACGAGCCCGCTTCCCACCATTCCGTACTTGGCAGCCGTCTCCGGATCCGGGTTGAACATCTTCCAGTTGTGGGGAGAGAAAAGCGGAATGATGACGTCGTTGTTGACGACTTGCCCAGCCTTGTCGGGGAGCGGCCTGAAGAGCCGCTTGTCCCGAGAGGACCCCTTCTCGTCCCGCTCCTTCTCACGCTGATAGGGCATCGTGAATTCGCTCATACCTTTCCTCCTCGGATCTTCTCCATCACCCGGGCGTCGGGTACGGAGACGCCATCGATGTTGTATCGCTTGGCCATCTGCATCTTGGCGTACAGATCCAGATGGAACGACTGCGAGTTGAGGCGTTCGGCCACCTTTTCCACGGTCTCGAATTCTTCCTGGAGACGTTTCATCGTGGCTTCGACCGTCTCGAAGTACCACGGCGTCTCCACGTACAGGTACTTGTACATGGCAGCGCTGAACTCGACCTCGGTGCCGGCGAAGCCGCGCCGCTGATCGGCAGCGGAGAACGCGGCGGTCGCGTACTTCTGGCGCTCGTTATCCGTGGTCTCGTTGGAGTAGATCTGAATGACCATCTCCTTGACGGCGGTGTCGGTCGGCTTCGGCTCGCCGTAGGCGAAGACCACCAGCTTAGCGTAGGACTTGTTGTGCGCCCACCACTTCCGCTGCCACTCGTCCTTGAACCGTTCGTAGCGCATCTTCAGACGCACCGCCAAGGCCTCCCAGTATGATTGGTTCGCGGAGTGGGTCCGCAGCATGGTCTCGACATCGTTCTCGTCAAAACGCAGCAGCTCCAGGACGTCCGTCTCCGGAAGATGCTCGTCGAGGACGATCTGTACCTGTCCTCTGTTGATACCGATGCCGAACTTCACTTCTTCTCCTCGCTCACGCGCCGTGCCGACCTGGCCTGTCCTTTCCTGCCATAGAGCTTCTTTCCCACGCTCTCCCGCTTCTTGGGCTCCTCGATTTCCTCCCGAACTAGCTCACCCTCGGACCTGACGACGTACTGCTCGATGGGGATCTTGATCTCCTCGTGGATACCGCAGCGCCCGCAGACGACGTGAGCGTAATAGAACTCGGTCGTCAGCGCGCACCCCCGGTTCCGCATCCAGTTTCCGCACTTGGGGCATTTCAAGTCCGAGTGCCATGCGAGCTTTGTACCCTCCGCCATTCACCGGCATACCTTGACCGCGAACACGTCCCAGACGATCCGGGGGTACGAGGTATGCTGCATGAACTCCATCGTGATCTCCCACTCGCGGCTGAGCATCTTCAGATCCGCTAGTGACAAGGTTAAATTACAGGAAAGAGATTCGAGCGGAATCCCACTTTGAAGTTCGACCCCGGTGACACCGGCCAAGTACACCCCGAAGTCCCGAAGCAGGATAGGGATGCCTTCCGAGAAGAGATACTGAAGATCGCGCCCTTCTCGATGCCAGCGACGGATCTCCTCCAGGAACAGCCGGAGGTTACGCTGGTCGAGAACATCGGCCAAGTCTCCGTATTCCTGTCGAGAGATGACCCCGACCGAACCCTGGAGCACGTCGATATCGAGGTTCTCCCCTCCGGCGGCGATGATCATCGCGTCGAGGATCTGTTGAACATCCCGGAGCGAACCTCCGCCGTATCGTGCCAGAGCACGCAAGAAGCCCTCGGTATAGCCCAAGCCTTCTTGTTCCACGATGTACCGAAGGTTCGAGTAGATGTCGGCCTCGGAAAGAGGCTGGAGAGGCATTCTCAAGCAGCGGGACCTGATAGTATCTTCGAGCTTCTGAGGATCTGTCGTGACCAGGATGAAAATGGTGTTCTTCGGGGGCTCTTCGATGGTCTTGAGAAGCGCCGCCTGGGCAGACTTCGAGAGCATGTGGGCTTCGTCCAGGATGACGACCCGGTAGTTGTGGATGATGACCTGAGACAGGATGGAATCCAGCTCGCGAACATCCTCGACGCGAGAGTTCGAGGCAGCGTCCAGTTCCAGAATCGAGAAATTGGCGACCATGTCCGCATCCCGACAGGAATCGCATTCACAACATGGCTCTTCGGCTGGAAGAAAGTTGGGACAGTTGAGAGCCTTGGCGTAAAGTCGAGCCAAGGTCGTCTTGCCGGTACCCCGGATGCCTGAGAACAACATCGCCTTGGGAACTCGCCCCATCTTGATGGAGTTCACCAGGATCCGCTTCGAGACTTCCTGGCCGACGACCTCGGCGAATCGACGCGGACGGTACTTGATCGAGGACTGCACTGAACGCTACTTGTAGTACTTCAAGTCGATCCCGTAGAACTCCTTGATGGCCTGCTTGATCCGAACGACCCTGGGGCTCTTGTTCGCCGGCTTGGCCCACCCCCAGTTGCCGAACTTGGACCGATTGGCCAACTTCCAAGCTTCCTGGAAGTATGTTTCGGGATCGGCCCTCCGGGCATTCCGGAACAAGCGATAGGCCGCGCCAGGGTTGTTCTGCCAAAGGTTGAAGAAGAGGGCCGCAAGGGGCGTCTCCCAGGTCACCGGGTTCTCACCGTCCAACAGCCAGTTGATGCTTTTGCCGCCCAGCGGAGGACGATTGTAATCGAGCTGCTTCTTGAACTCCTGCTTGGCGAAGTGGGTCTGGGCCTCAGCCACCCCGAACTCGTTCCCCATCTCACCGAAGAATTCCGCCAGCCGGAGCGCGTGCTTCTTCTGATCCAAGAAAGTTCCGTATCTGAGACGGCCCATGCAAGCATCGACGATCTTCTTCCGCTCAGCCTTCTTGTTCGGATTGAGAGTGTGGACACCCGCCAACACGAACTTGCCGCCTCTGATGTTGAAGCCGAACTGCTGAAACGCGCCCCCCTCCGAGCCACACACCTCTTCGAAGAGGGTCGAGTCCCCGTCGCTCTCGAAGTCGTAGACGTCGATGGACTTGAAGCTCTCCAGCAGCTTCTGGAGCCGACCGCTCTTGAAGGTCCACTGCATGAAGCCCCAAGTGACGCCGGTCTCGTCGTACATCACCACGGTGTCGTGCGCGCCTTCGCAGCGGGCGACGACGCCCATGATCTTCGTCCACGGACCGAACGGCTGCGGAGGGCTGTAGAGATTGGTACCCTTGACGCGAGGGCCACCGCCCTTCTTGTACTTGACCCACTTGGCTTGCATCACTTCTTCCCCTTCTTCTTCGAAGCCCTTTTCCGAGGCTTCGACTTCCTGGGCTCACTGACAGGAACCCCGGCTTTCCTCATCGAATCCTGGTTCTTGCGCCTGATCTTGGCAGCCTTCTTGTAGTGCTGCGTCTCGGCCTCCTTGTGAGCCTTCCCACGCTTGTGGGCAGACAAGCCGCTGGGACTCTGCGCCTGATAATCGCAGACGGCGCAGTACGAGGCCTCGGCTTCGATCTTGGCGCGCTCTTCCTCGGCCCGCTTCCGGTAGAACGCCTCTTCGCCTTTGTACTTGCACTTCGACTTGGCATGCCGGTTGAGGTCATCGATGTCCCTGAAGCCGAGGTTGCACTCGGGGCACCAGAACGCGGGCTTCTGCTCCTCGACGCCGCAGAACTTGCCGGCTTCGCGAGGCTCGAAATTCTCACGCAGCGCGATGGTGCGCTTCTCGGCAGGCGTCAACGAAAGCAGGACTTCCAGACGGTCCATCAGCCCACGATACGAACGCATGTCCTGGTCGAGGACGCCACTCACCGCCTCCTTGAGAACGGAGGTATCGAAGATGTTCTCTTCGAGCCAGTACAGTGTTCCCAGGATGACGAGCACATCCCGCTTCCTGGAGGTCGCGTCATCGAGCTGGCGACGCAGCTGCCTGGTAAGACGGTCGAGTTCGTCGTTTTCCTGGATCAAGGAATCCAGGACGACCTTGAACTTCTGATCGAGAACCCCACGGCGCAGGATATCATCCTCTCCGTACTTCTCGATGAGTTGGTCTCGGGTATCCTCTGTCGGCATCTTACTCCTCCTCTTTGTACTTGTCCGACCAGCGCTGCACGACTTCGGTATCGATCAAGATCGGTATCGAGAAGTTGGTGCGCGCCTTCATCTTGGTGACCATGTTATCGTACATGATCTTCTTGACCTGCTCGACCGCGCTCTTATGGGAGTACACCACTAACTCGTCATGGATGTGAAGAATCGGGCACGCGGCAACCTCGTAGCGCCTGAAATCGTTGTAGATGCCAATCAGCGACAAGGACGTCATGTCGACGGCGGATCCTTGAATCGGCTGGTTCACTCCCTGTCGAAGGGCGCGCCCCACTTTGCCGCTAATGTACTTGACTTCGCGATTAACGAAGCAAGAGTAGAGATGTTCGCAATCAGGACAGCTCGGACGGATATCAGAACTGCGTCGGGTCTGCACGAGATCCTTCAGATGGGACTCGCTCAGGCTGCAACGGGCAACTGCTCCGTAAGGTCCGTAGATTATCTCGAAAGCCTCCTCGAACGTGAGACCTACACTACTCGGATGAGGACCGTTCCGATAACAGACAGGACGGGAGTCCCGGCTGGGCCAAGTAGCGCTCTCCGGAATGACGAGCTGCGCGTCGGGAAGGTGACGCACACGCCCGAAGATGTTCCGTGAGACGCCGTACTCCCGGAGGTTCTGATGGGTGTCGTCGATCCACTGTTTGAGAACCGGAGCTGCCCCGAAGTAGTCCTCGTGGATCAACTTGTGCGCCTCCTCGATGGAGATGCCGAGACGCTCGGCCAGAGAGAACTCCGACTCGCCGTAAGCGATTCCGAAGTTGACGGCCTTGGCGTCGGAACGTTGCTTCGGATACTTCTTCTTGACCTCCCCGATCGGGCAATCGAGATTCCAGATACGGTGCGCCATCGCGGAGTGCATGTCGTGTCCCGCGAGGAAGCCCTCGATCCAGACAGGTTCCTGCGAGACGTGGGCGATGACGCGCAGCTCGATCTGGGAGAAGTCGGAGAAGACGAGGATATGGTCCTCGTCGGCGCACCACATCGACTTGACGATGATGCCACCGTTCTCGGGCCGAGGCAGCGTGGTCAGATTAGGCTCGGTGAGCTTCAACCTGCCAGTGACGCTATCCATCCAGTAGTGAGGATGAACCCAGCCGATGGTGCCACCGTTTGTACGCTCGACAATCTTGTCCAGAGCGGCTTCGGCGTAGTGGCCGTGGATCTGCTCGGCACGACGATATTCGAGGATGTGGTCCTTGATCGGATGTTCGAGCGCTTTGATGGTGTCAGCATCGGTGACCCACTTGCCGTCCTTGCTCTTGCGGCCAGGAAGGCCGAGACCCCCCTCCGCCTTGGGGCGGAAGAGAGCCTCTCCAAGCTGATGCGGAGAACCGACGTTGATATTGCTTTTGGTCCTGGACGCCCCCATCGGTTGTTGATGCACAGCAGCAGGATCGTTTTTTTCAAGCATCTTGCGAATTTGATCTTGTGCGCGCTTCATGATCGCCGCCTGCTCACGATGAACCTGCTGCGCTCGCTGAATGTCGAGCGGAACTCCGTGCAGCTCCATCACCGTCAAGACGTGCGAAAGAGGCATGATTAGTTCGCGGAAGAGCGGGAGCATACCTTCTTCTTCGACCTTTGGCTCGAACACGAACTTCAACGACAGCGTCAGGTCGGCGTCGGCGCACCCGTAAGGATACAACTTGTCGAGAGGCACCTTCGAGTATCGCTTCAGGTGCTGGTCGTAGAAAGCCAGGGCCTCCGTGAGATCGCTCTTGAACAGACTCGCCTCGGCGCGTAGGTAGGCATCCGCCATGCCCAGCTTCAGGATCTGACCCTTCAGCCCGAAGTCGGACTTGAGGGCATGAGAGCACACGACGCGATCCTCATCGATGAGAGCGTGCGCCAGCATCGTGTCGAAGGCGAAGTTCTCGACGAAAATATCATTGAGCATCGCCAGCTGGAAGATGTCGAACTTGCCGTTCTGCGCAACCTTGGGAACCGGAGACTCCAGGACCTCTCTGAGCGCGTTCAAGACCGCCTCCTGGTGAGGCCAGTAAGGGCGATCATAGGCATCGGTGAGCGGTAGATAAGCCGCGATACCTGGAATCCAAGGCTCTGTGACCTGCGTGCGCCCCCACGCGAAGGAGATGCCGCAGATGCATTCCTCGAAGGCATCAGGCAGCTTCTTCTTACCCTTCCATGTCGGATGGTTGGTCTCGATGTCGAAGGAGAACTCCGGAGCTTTCAAAAGCTCGCCAAACAACCACGAGATCTTCTTCGGATTGTCGATGAGATGGTACGTCTTGGGGACCTGGGTTTCCGAAAAATACATCGGTCATTCCTTGCTGGCTACATTCCCATCGACTTCTTCTACCGGCTCTCCGTCAGGGTACTTTTCCAGGTACTTCCACATCTCGGTAGCGACAATTATCAGATCTCGCAGCTCTCGCTGCTGGAGGAACTCGCTGCGGTTCCACTGGCTGTCGCTGTGCCACTCATGCTGGAAACGAGCTAAGTAAGTTCCTCCTTCGTTAATATACAGTTCCGCCACGACCGACCCGCACTTGAACTCTCGAACAGGTCGGATGTAGGGGATCACACGTTCATCCTGCCGATCCTCGTGCTCGACGGGAGCCCATGTCGTGATGATATCGGTCGTGGCCACCGTTTTCGTGTTGCGCCCGAAACGTCGCATCTCTTTGTGGCAGACAGAAATGTACTCCATGGCCCGAGTAGCGGCGATCACCAAGCAAGGCACATCGACAACACGCAAAAAAGAAGAGAAGAATCGATCTTCCCCGATCTTCGTCTCCGTCTTGCAGATGACATCGAAGTAGACCCTTTCCTGGGTACCCCTCTTCCAGATTTCGAGCACAACACTGTTGTTGACTGCTTCGGCGATTTTCACATCTTCGTAGGAGACGTCCATCCGTAAACCTCGGTAGATCAGCTCTTCTTGCGGTCGCGATACTCGATCACGTCCTTCTCGCGCACGTAGGTCATACCGTCCACGACGACCTTCTCGACGTTCTTGCGCCGGACGTGACTGTACATGTTCACATAGGTGCAGCCGTACACTTTAGCGGCCTTCGCGATGGTGATGAGTTCATTTCCGTCTTCATCGAAAACCGGCCCCTTCTTCTTCTTGAGATGCTTCTTCGAATCGTCCTCCTCGATCCCAAGCCCCATCTGGGCTTCATCGGAAGGTTCGTCCTCCGGGTTCTCGGCTGCCAGGCGCTCCATCACAAGTTCGTAAAGCCGCTTGTAGGTCATCTTCTTGAGGTTGTGGGTAAGGGCCTTCTTGAGGGTCGGCTTCTTCTTGGCCTCCCCGATGCCGAGCCGGTACGCCAGAGCAGCCAAGCAGAAGTAATGGATATGGCAGGTGATCTTGCACTGTCGCCCTGGAACATTGTTGCAGTATTCGCACGGCTCCCCGTTCTCCAAAGGAGCTTGGATGTTGCAAACATGCGCCTTCAACTTGGGATCAGAGAAGCACTCCAGCCCAATGACCTCGTCACCAAGTCGCGAAGAGTAGAACTCGTTGATCTGCTTGAGCACCTCTGCGTCGAGGTGAACCTTCTGCTTTATCCGAGCCACGGTGCCCTCCTAACCAGATGCCTTCGGAAACAGAGTCACGTCGTTGAAGCTCTCGTTGTCAGCGAGGATCAGTCGAGCCCCCGCATCGTACAAGTCAATGCGCTCCCCATAAGACTTGAGACCACTGAGCAGCTTGTTTTTATGAACACGAAACTTGATTTTTCGGTACGGTCCCGGCTCTACGCACTGAATAGTTTCAGACGCCTCGCACTTAGAAAACGTGACCGCACTTACCTTCCATACCGTACAGTTCTGATTGCGGCCTATTTGCTCAAAGTGGACCTGAGATTCGTCAGTTCCTACGACCGCCGAGATGAGGTCGAGAACGTCCGTGAGCTGCTTACGGTCAAAGGCATACCGGTCACCGGCCACCTCCACCTGCGGGAGACCGTCCACGAGCCCAAGTTGGCCCACGTACTCGCCTATCTCATCGGCCCAGAGCGGCATGTAGAAAAAGACGTCCTTGTCCAGCCGAAGCCCCAGATGGTTCTCTCCCACGAAGACACCGACCACATTATCCTTGAAGGAGTAGATCGCCCGGGACATCTCATCGGAGACCACAAAGCGCCGAGTAGCGCAGCTCAACGGAGTGCAGGCGATACTGCGCCACGCCGCGTGCGAGAACTTGAACACGCGTGCCACAGCTCCCGTGTTGTCCACCAGAACTCCCTGAAACCGCTTAGTCTTCCCAACGGACGAATAGGCAGCCGACACCGCGTTCATGAGCCACTTGGCTTCGTCACCCTGGAGCGTCTCGAACACCGGCATACGCATCGGTTGGTAGAACTCCAGCGTGGGGAACGTAACTGAGATGTTGTCCTCTTCGATTCGCAAGCTGTTCCCCACCGGAGTCAGCTTGATCCGACTGCCGGGATAAAGCTTCTTGAAGAGCGCGATGAACTTGGACGACTCGACACCCCCTTGAAAAGGAGTTCCTCCGGCTACCTCGATGTGGACCATGACGAAGGCCAGCTGGGACTGCGCGAACATCGAGAACACGCTCCCGTCGCAAGACAGGTAGATATAGGAGTTCTTCGAGTTGGTGCGCTCGATGGCCGTACAGAACTGGACGCCCAGTCCATGATCGATGATGAAGCTGTCTCCTTCTGGTTGAATCAGCATACTTGACTCGCTCGAAGGTAGATCGGCGTCTTGCCGAAGGTGTGGAGCGGAATGCCACTGGATACTTCGTAATCGCGCTCGATCTCGAAACGCGACAAACCGACCTGACGATGAGACAGTCCGGTATATTGAGAGATCGACCGTGTGGGCATCGCAGGATTGTCGAGCAAGCAGCCCAGGACGACGAGCGCTTCGGGAGACAGTGTGTCACCGAGTCCCATGATTGTCTCGTCGGAGATAACTTGCTGCTCCGGGTTGGAGCCGTAGTCAGATAGATAGCTGGAAATCTCGGCGGAAGACGGATAGAGAGTGTGGTCGAATTCTTCGCGTGAGCTGGGGATATCGATGTCGACCAGATGGACGGACTTGCGCATGTTCTTGACCTTGCGCTTCTCGGAAAACGTCTTCCTCGGACCACTCCGGACGGTGACAGCACGTTCGCTGATACTGTCGATCACGAAGCCTTTCTTAGCCGTGAAGTGAGAAGCGAGCAGATTCACATACTGCTGATGGATCTCACGGTAGACGCTCGACTCGATCTTGCCGCGCTTGACCAGCTCCAGGTTCTTGCAGTCGGTCCAGAAGCGTTTATGGAGACGCACGTTGTGCGGCAACGTCTCAATCAGGACCGCCATTCCATCGAAGGCGACAATGCGGTACAGGTTCCCGTTGTAGCGCCACAGATTTTGGCGGTACATGTCGTTGACCTTGACGAGGCCGACGAAGATGTCTCCAAGCACATCTTCCGGAGGGGTGTTGGTTATCCTGGAAACTCGTTCGACGGCATGGCACAAGAAATTCGACCATCTGTTAATCGCAGCCGCCAGCGCTGGATGCTCCCGTTCCAGGCCGGCGATGGTCATCCTCACCATGACGTCCAGCTTCATCACGCCCTCCACAACTCCGCGATTCGTTCTGCGGACAAACCGCCAGGGTCCTCGTGGCGTTCCAGTTGAATGAGACCCGCGTTGACACCGGACGCGAGCAGCTCGTTCTGGATCACCTTCCCGTAGTTCTTCTTCGGTGTCGCCGCATCGCCGTCGAGGCACACCTCGGGCGTAAGTCCGAGGTCACGGCAGATCTGCACGATGCGGTTGAGCTGCGCATCGGATGCCTCCTTTGTGAAGAGGCCGACGCTCTGAATGCCGAAACGATAGAGGTTCCATACGTCGGACGCGCCCTCCACGATCCAGAAACGGCCCGACCGGTTCCAAGGAAGCAGCCACCCCCCGTACAACAGTCGTTGAATCGGTGAAGACGAAGGACTGCGCCAACGCAGCCGCGATTTTGGGTTGAGGTAGCGGACCTGGAAGGTGAGATAGACACCGTTGAGATCGTAGACGGGAAGAATGATCGAGTCCTGCACGCTGATGCCAGCTGAAACGCCGAGACGCCCGTAGAGCAGCCCAAAAGTATCGATGACATTCCGGTCGAGACCACGCTCCTCCAGGTACGGGACGCGACCGATGTTTTCAACGAGAGCGTTGGGAGCCTGCGGAAACTCACTGATAGTATACTGCTTGATCCCCTTGGGCTTCTCGGCCAATAACTCCTTGATATCCACGGCGAGCCGAGTCACCTTCAGGCGTTCGTAGACCTCGCGCCAAGAGGTGATATTTTCCATGAGCTTGTAAAAAAGAGCAAAATTCCCACGTACTCCACACCGTCCGGAGCCGCACACAAAGACTCCCCGGTCAATGTTTATTGAGAATGAAGGATTATGGTCATCATGGAATGGACATCGAGCATGTATCTCCCCGGAGGAGTTGGGTTCCTTATCGGGAAACTTGGACAGAATGTACGACTGCGGATCGACCATATCTTCCCCGAAAAACCAGTACTCTGTCACATACTCAGACCGTATAACTAGCAGCCACGAAAACCCATGTCAAGAAAAAACACCACTTAATTTATGTTCAGTGCCGAGAAAAGTTCTAAGTATTCGGAACGTAAGGATTTATTCGTGCAGCATGCTGCCATAAACGATGCAATTCACGACTAACTACCATCCTTGGAAGATCAGAATCTAAAACTATTTCAGGTATAGTAATAGGGCCACCCCGGAAGAACTGCGGAGACAGCACTATGATGCCGGCCTCGGCCTCCTTTTCATTTTGATCGATTCCGATACAAAGGTCGATTCCGCGAGAGATATCCGTGGATAATCCTCGGTGGCCAAGTCCGAGACGATCCGCCTGTGCACCCTCCAAATTCGACTGGGAAGCCTCGAAGATTGCCACATTGTATCGTTCTGCGTGAATTTTCAAATCCCAGACAATCTGACGCTGCTCGTGGCGTTCCTGATTGAACGATTTCGAAGGTGCAATGATATTCAAATAATCCCATATCTCTACATCTGCAACAAAACCCTCACGGTCTTTGAGACGTTCGATCTCCTCTTCCACGTCCGAGACTTTGGTCTCGTAAGAAGTGCCCTTGATAATCTTCAACCGATTTTTCCAGGTCTGCATCCAGGAGAACGTGCGGTCGAGGTCCTCCTTCTCCTTCTTGGTGAGCAGCAGGTTCGAGACGCGGTCGTAGTTCAGCTCGGAGAACATGGCGTCGTAGCGATCCATCGTCATGTCCATCGAATTCTCGTAGGTGACATGCAGCACATCGAAGCCTTGAAGCAGAAAGGCGTAACCGAAGGCATTCAAAAAGATGCTCTTGTAGCGTTTGAACGGAGCAAGCATGTCCGCCAGCATCGGTGCCTTGATAACGAACTGCTGATCGAGCCCCATGATGCCGGTCAGGATCCGGGGGCTCATGCTCGGGTTGTCACGGATGTACCGTCGCTGCTCCTGGCGTTCCTGGTACGTAGTGGCGTAGTCGACGACCGGAAGCCGGTTGGTTCGAATGACATCCTTCGCGCTGTGGAAACCTTCTTCGATCTCGTCGAGCAGGAAATCGACCCGACTCGTGCGCGCGAAACCCTCGAAGGCACTCCGCGTCTTGGTGTTGGCGATACAGAATGCAACGTAAGCACGGAACGTACTGGATGCGTCCTCGATGAACGACAGTTTACGGATGTAGAGCGCGTAGAGCTGGTTACGGTACTTGAACCGCGTCTCCTCGTTCTCGACGGAGAGCAGCTCTTGATCTAGATACTCGAAGACAGGCGGTTTCCAGTTGCGCTTCTGCAAGATCCTGACGAGCCACTGGTAGGAATCGACCTGAAAATATTCAGGCTCTACGACACGAAGGACGTCGACCTCGACGAACCCAGCGTTTTGCAAAATGGAGGCGAGAAATTCGGCCTCGATGTTGACGTCAATCTGCATCAGGTCGGCCAATCGCTCCTACCGTCCATGAGCCGGAAATCCTCGCCGCCCCCTACCTCGACCTGACGGAAGATCTTACCTCCGACAATGCCGTCCGGACGTATCTCCAGGACCGAGTCGAGAACCCCTTGGTAGAAGCCGACAAGGCTTGCGGGAGCGAAGTTCGAGGTGATGATCGTGGGCAACTTGTTGTTGCGACGGTAGTGCATGATACGGTGCAGCATCGAGATGACAGTGTCGGTCTTCCACGCGGCGCTCCTACTCTCACTGCCGAGGTCATCGATCACCAACACCGTCGACTTCCAGGCGTCCCCAACATCCTCGCGCTCCAGAAACGCCTCCAGCAAGGAATGCATGTCGGCAAAGCCGTAGGTGCGTTGACGACTGTAATTCTCGGTCTTGCAGAAGGGCCACGCCAACGCGTACACGAGGTAGTGAGCCAGCGTCGTCTTGCCGCGCCCGTTCTCCTTAGAAAACAGGTAAAGGCTCAACCCTTTGTCCATCACGTCGAAGGGATTGCGCAAGAAGTAGTCCACCGACTCTCCACCAGATTCCAGCATCGGCAGCACGTAGTTCGAAGAACTCACCAGATCGAGAGTATCTTCATGAAATCCACCATCGATGAGCCAGCTGAAGGCGCGGAACTTGATCGCGCAGTTGCACAGATCGAAGTCGATGTAGCCGTCTCCGCCACAAGCGGGGCAGCCCCCCATGATGCGCTCCTTCAGCTGCTTCAGATCGGTCATTGAGCGTGCACCTCGACGAAGTCAGCGAGCGCGTCCACGCAAACCTTGCTCCACCCCTCCAGGACGTTGTAGATACCCTCCAGTTCCTCCTGAACCTTCCAGGACATCTCCTTGCCCTCGTCTCCCATCCGAAGGCGCTTGGCAAGCGCGGGACGCACGTCGATGCGCAAGACGATTCCCAAGTGGACCCGACCCACATCGTTCGAATCATCATAGAGGACGCCGACTACGGCAAAGTCATCTGACAGCTCGTCCCAGATGGACTCGGCTCCATCGAGGCTCAGCTCCTCGGCCACCTCGCGCCGCACGTTGTTCCGGATCAGCCCCATCCGACGCTCGGCGCTATCGGCAGGATTGATATGCCCCCCGATGCCGATGGAGAAAAGATCGGTGAGGCGCTTCTCGGCCCCGGATCGCCGGTACGTCAAGTAGCGGTCTCCTGAAGAGACAATCAAGTAAGGAATGATCTGCTTATAGACCGGATTCTCCTCGGCCTCACGACGCGACATGAAAAAGGCCCCCCGCAGACTCGCTGAGATCTGGTCCAGATCGTCAGGCTGCGTGGTGATCGAACATCCGTCGAGGCCGTCGAAGTCCTCCAGAACCTCGCGATCTACAACGAGAACCAGCTCATGCACCTCTGGTCCCAGCTCAGGATTCTGTTTCTTCTTGCTCATCCCCTCCTCCAGCGCACGTCCCGGATCGCCTGGTAGGGCGAAATGTTGGTACCATTCTCGTCCCACAGATCAGGATACATTCCGTAACGCGAGTACTCTTCCCACGTCGGCATAGCCGTCAACAGACGCGGATCATCCCATTCTTTATGGAACTCCTCGAAGTTCTCGGGCGACACTCGGATCGTCAGGTACTTGTTGGTGGCATAGTGACGCTTACCGCGTCGTTGGGTGCCGTCCGCATAGTAGTAGTAACCGTCAGCGGTGATTCTCCGAATCTTGCTCCGGTCGATCATGTCGTCGGAAGCCGGCTGCCATCCCTTCGGAATCGCCCCGTCTGGGAACTCACATTCGAAAGAGAGCCCCAAGAACTCCCGCACCGCGCGCCATTCGTCGGCAGCGCGGATACGGAGCAGGTCAAAATCGGGATCGAGCTGGTTGACGTTCACAACCGTCTGGATCTGGAGAGGCTGCTCGGGAGCCATCTTGTAAAGATTGCGGCACTTGAGCACCAACCAATCGAGATAGTCGACCCCTTCGTTGTGAATCTGATTGATACGGTTCGCAACCTGCTGATAGAGCACCAATGTCTTCGGAGGAGCTTTTCCCTTCTCGACTCCCCTGCTCAAGTCGGGGCCGATGAAGACACGCTTCGAAAAGGAGGCGCGTCCGCTGTGCTCGATCTGAAGACGAATGAACTCCAGCATGAAGAAGGCCACTTCATCCACGAGCTTTCGACTCTTGGTGTACTTCCTGAACTTGCGCATCCAGGTCCAGTGCTTGCGCTGCCCAAGAAGCATCGTAGGACGTTCATACATCTCGTAGGGAGTCATGCAGAAGGAGAGCACGCAGTAACTGCGCCAATCGACATCCATGTCCTCACAGATCCAGAGCCAGCGGCGCACGTAGTCGACACTCTTGCGAAGAAGTCCAATGGGATCGGGATCATCGTGCCACGGCGTCAGCAAGCCGGTGAAGACGAAACAGGTCCAAAAATATCGAGAAAGATAGATGATATCGTCAAAGCACTCCCGAGGATCGAGGAGGTTCTTGTTCGTAAAATAGACCGGGCGCACGCCATACTTCTGAGACAAAGCGAGAGAGTACTCGTAGAGGTCGGCGTGGACCTGCTCGGTGACGAAGTCGCTCATTTCAAGTACCTCAACAGGTCTTCACGGCCCAGCTCGACCAACTTCTCGTCCGAAGTGGTCAATGCGTCCGCGAGGTCCTGCTTTCCGTGCAGGCGGTCACGAATCAGCTCGTCGACGGAGTTGATGACATCCAGAAAGATCATCGTCGCCGGCTTCGCCCGAATGGTATCCAGCCGCGACATCTGGCCGCTCGTGATCCGGCGGTGGATGCGGTCGATGCTCTGCTTGTAAAGCGTGAAGCTGTAAGGACGATCGACGTAGATGGCGGTGCGCGCCCTAGCCAGGAAATCGAGACCCGTCCCGGCCTTGGCCGGAATGGCGACGACCACGCGAGGCTTGTCCCGGTTCTCGAAGTCGAAGGCCATCTGTTCGAGCTGCTCGTTGGTGACGCCGCCGTAGATCTGGTACGCGCCGTAGATGGGATCGTACCTCTCGTAGAGATTCTCAACTGCGCGTCGAAATTCGGTCCACAGGATGACCTTCTGCTCCGGATCGGCCAGAATCTCCTCAAGAATGTTGTCAATTTCGACATATTTGGCCGATTCGCCAGCTTCATCGAGAAGATTCGGATGATTCATGACCTGGCGCAGGCGCAGCACTGTCGTGTTGTTCGACAAGAAGCGCATCAGGTTGATGACGGTGGATTTCGGCAATCCGGCAACGATTTCGCCACAGATCGTGCGATAAAGGGCCAGCTGCTTCCCGGACAGCTCCACATCCCGGATCATGAAGACGCGATCCGGAAATCCATGCATGTCGGCCTTGGTGCGCCGGATGGAGACAGCTTCGATCATCGTTTTCAGCTCGTCCAGGTTGCGATATCCCACTACCTTGGCATGAGTGCCCTTCGATCCGTAGCTGATCGCCTGTTTCACGACAAAATGATGCTCGAACTTATTGATGTGGGGCAGATAGCCCTGCGTCAACACCTTCAGGGCCACGTAAGCGTTCAACGGGCTCTCCGAAACGGGAGTCCCGGTCAGCAAGATGGTCCTCGGGCGCTTCCCAGCCCGATCCTTCGACTCATTCAGGAGGGATAACACGCACTTCGTGCGCTTGGCAGTCAGGTTCTTATACATGTGGAATTCGTCGACGATGATCAAATCCCACAGCATCGAACGCAATAGCTTCGTAGTGTCTCCGTAGATGTTTCCTCGCCCGCCCCCTCCGATAAGATTCTCGGGGTGGATGAGCATCAGGTCCCACTCGGTTTCCTGGTGCTCTTGGATGAACTTGAACGCCCGCTTACGCCCCGAAGGCACCTGGACCACCTTGAGGTAGGTATGCTTCTCAACCTCCCGTCTGAAGGAAATTTGGGCCGTGTAAGGACAGATGACGAGAGAACGCCGTACCAACGTGTCGAGGACGACGATAGCCGCGAGCGCCTCAAGGCTCTTCCCCACCCCCATCTCGTCGAAGATCCCGGCTCTCCGATTGTTCACGGCGAAGGAGATGGCCGGTAGCTGGTCCTCGTAGGGCACGCACTTGAGCTTCCCGTTGAGGGCACCCCGAACCTGATCGTTGTTGACCCCCCGCTTGATGTCGATGTTGCGCACCTGCCGAGAACCCAGATAAGCGAGCCTGTCCCAGGCATCATCGGTGATGGTGCGCCCCTCCACCAGGCCGAGCTGGTCCAAACGGGCTCGGAGGAGGTTCATGTCGTGGAAGTTGATGGTCCAGAGGTTCTCTTCGATCTCGTAGGCCGACAGCAACGAGCGCACGACCAGATAGGCCCGCTGGTAGTAGGGATGGGTCGGATCGAGCCGGACGCAGATGCGCCAGCGTCTCAAGAAGACATCGATCAAAAGTCCCCCTCCAGAAAGGCCTCGATCTCGGCCTCACGCTTGTCCTTCTCGGAGACGTGTGCTGCCTCGATGAGCCGTCCCTTGAGCAGAGGATAGCCTCGACGACCCACTCCCTTCACCTCGATCTGCCGCACCGGGGCATCCGGGTTCATGTAGTAGAGTGTCTCGAAGGTTCGCGCCTCGTCGGTGCCGATCTTGGCCAAAGATGTCTTCACCGCGATGCGGATCGTGTCGTCGGAGCCCACATCTCCCTGCCACAGATACCAGAGAACGCCCTGAGCGGACTCCGCGCGAGACGTGAGGTACTTCCCGCAGCCGTCGCTCCAGGAGCATTCCTCGTCGTTCACCCAGGCCTGGACGAGCTGCCCCTCCCGACGTCTCCCAGCAGCCTTCTGGAAGCCGATCTGGACGATCACTCTCATTGAGAGATCATCTCCTCGATGGCGTCGCCATAATCATCGTCTTCCGGACCTCCGGTAGGTGGCAACCGGCGTTCCATCCACTTCATGATCAGGTCGGGGATCGACTTGCAGAAGGTCACCTTCTTCACACCGGTCAAACCGGAAGGTTCGAACTGCTGGAACTTGAACTTGTCATAGATTTTCTTCGGATCGACTCCGTACTGGAGCAGCATCGACACCGCGATGGCCCACATGTCCGCGAAACCGTGCGATTCTGCACCCTCTTTGCCAAGACGGATGAACACCTCACCTGGAGTACCATCCGCGTAGGTGCCCACCGTGAAGTAGCCGTGCTGACCGCTGATTTGAAAACGTACTGTATAGCTGTCACGCTCGTCGTCGAGATGAAACCGCCTCGGATGGGGTGCTCCACGCGGAGAAGGGTTCGCATCGAAGATCCGATCCTCGATCAACTTGAAGGGCTGCCGAGTCACGGAACCCTTGGGCCTCAAGCTCTCCGGCTCCTCACCTCCGAAGGCCCGGTCGACCACATCGCCAGTCGTCTCGTAACATCTCAGCAAGTCGACCGCGTAGTTGATGGCGTCGTCAACCCGGCTCTCGCGCCCATACCGAAGTGCATCGAGCATGCAGTAGATGATGTTGTCCTCCAGGATGCCAAGATGCTGCGCTTTGCTGAACTCCTTGAACGTGATCTCTCCTTGATACTCGCGCTTCTCGAACTTCCCCGACTGGAACCGCGCCTTGAGAACGCTCAGATACCAGATGGTCTTCTTGACATCCTCCTTGCCGTTCTTCTTCTTGTGGCGCGACACGTACTTGACCACGCAGCCCTCGGTGAAGCCCAGCTTCCAGTCCTCGATGAAATCGATGGGTTGATACTTGCCGTCATAGTGCTTCTTTTCGTTGCCAGGGGAATTCCGGTCGATTTCCAGACGCTTGCTCATTGGGTCACCTTGTCCAGGAGGGCCTTGACGTTAGTCTCGGCGTACTGCATGTTCGATTCTCCCTGACCACCCCGACACGCCGCCGACGGATGTACGCTGATTGCCACCAGCGCGTCGATGTCACCGATCACACTGCGGGGTTTGTCCAGAATCTCGCCGCAGTGCTTCGTCACCCGGCTCCGGTATGGAGTGACGAGACTCATCGCCTCGTTACCGAAACAGATGATGAGCTTGGGCTTGACGAGGTCAATCTCGGCCCGGAGATACCGCGAGCACGCCAAAACCTCGGGCCATGTCGGAGGACGATTGGCCTGGGAGTAGCACTTGCACGCGTTGGTGATCCAGCACTCGTGTCGCTCCAGACCAACCACCTCCAAGAAGCGATTGAGCCGACCTCCTGCCGGCGCATCCGGCCAGAACGGAACACCGTTCTCCAGCTCCTGCTGGCCAGGGTTACGGCCCACGAGCATGATGTCGACCCCTTGATGACCTTGGGGAAGAGTCGGCCCCTTCTCGCCCGTGTCGGCCCGGAGAGCGCACTGGTTGCATCCGAGGATCGCCCAGTCGACCTCTCGAAGATCGGTCCAGGTCTGATTCGATAGATATACTTCCATTTCATCCACCATGACCGTCAGATCCGAAGCCGACGTGGGAACCAACGGCTCGATGTTCGCACACGACTTCCCGATGCGCTCCGCCATCACCTGGAGTCGGAAGGAATCCCGGTCGAGCGGTTGCCCGAGCTGCTCTCGAAGAAGCTTCAGGTCCTGTGAAGAAAGGCAATGCGCGGCTTCGCGGATAGCGGGCAACTTCACAAGACGGTACGTCTCCCCAAGAACGTCATCGGCATCCAGGATCCGCGCCGTCGTCTTGCGCTTCTTCAGTTCCTTGATGAGGTTCTCATCGAGGCTCATGATATTGCCCAACGTCTCGTACTCGCGGAGCAACTTCGAGCCTATCTTTTGGCCGATCCCCTTCACCCCCGGCAAATTGTCCGAAGCATCCCCCATCATCGACTTCAGATCGGGGATGCGTTCCGGAGATACACCAAGGACCTCCACTACCTTTGAATGATCTACTAGAAGTTCCTTCTGAGGATCCCAGATGAGGATGCGCCCATCTTCCCGAACGAGCTGCCACAGGTCTTGATCCCCGGTAGCGATGACGATCTTCCAATCCGGGAAGTGCTCGATGCGCTTCAGATAGTGCTCTGAGAGCCACGAGAGGACGTCGTCAGCCTCGACGCCAGGCAAGATGACCTGACGCACCCCGAGGGCCTCGAAGTACCTCCTGGCGTAGCCTGCTTGCTCCTGGACCATCTCCAGATCGATGTCGCTCTCCCGTTTCTTCTCCATCCGGTGAGCCTTGTAATCGGGGTAGAGCTGCGAGCGCCACCAGGACATTCCCTTGTCCCAGCACACCACGAGGTCCTGCGGTCGGAACTTGTGAATCATCGAGTAGAAGTAGTTCAAGACCCCTTTCGCCAGAGAGCTGTCGCCGGTTCCGTAGCCGGCGTAGGCCGCGCGCCAGAGCAGAGGGTTCCCGTCGATGAGGAGAACGACATTCATACCTCTTAAATTACTGGACTGGAATGTTCGGGAAGATCAGAGAGGATCGATACGGAACTGGAAGTCGTCGGCATCCTTGTAAGGCTCCTCGACTTCACGAACAAAGTCGGCAGGAACCTTCCCCTCCTTCTTGGCCGTCTCCCAGGCAGTGATGTTGAGGGTGTGGTTCAAGCACTCCTCCATGTCGTGATCACGCAGCCACTGGACGATGACTTCCGTGTCGAGCTTGACTCCGCTGTCGCCGGGTCGGCGCACGATGTGAGCCTTGTAGTCGAAATCGACAATCATCCAGTCGTCCTTGCCGGGTCCCGAAGGCTCTCCGTACTTCTTGACATAGGACTTGAGCTTCTCGTAGTCCTCCTCGCGGATCGCTTCGAACTCCTTCTCAGCGCTCTTCTTGCGGCGATTCGCATCGGTATAGCGCCTGAGACGTGTACCGTAATCTTCACGTTCCGCTTCCTGCTGTTGCCGCAGTTCCTGCGCCTTGCGCTGCTTCTCGAAGTAGTTGTGCTCGGGATCCGAGATGTTACGAGGACCATCTTCCGGGCGCGCGGCCTCCGATTCGATGTGAGGTTTCCCCGGAGCGAGATACAGAAGCTTCACGATCCCCTTCAGAACGAGTTCCTCCTGGACGGACCACAGAACCGAGGATTTCTCCGCACGGCAGATGAGGACCACATCCCCCGATGTCGACAACTCCTTCTTGAGCACCTGGACGGTCAACTGGTCGGCGATACCAGCCTCCCACGCCTTGGTCGCGGGGTTCTGTTGCCATGCTGGACCGTTGAGCAGAAGGGCCGATCCCGGCGTGATGCTCGTCGGGTGCGGCTGTGGGGCGTCCGGAGGGGGAAACGGAGGAGCCGCGCTCGGAGGCTGTGGGGCGTCTTCCGGAGAAACGGGCTTGGACTCCCGTTCCGGAACCGGGGGTTCCTGCGTCGGAGGTTGAGGTTCGGTTCCAGGTTCCGCAGCCGTAGGCATCTCTGGAGACTCGCCGCCAACTTCGATAGGTGCCGGACGTTCTTCCTTCGGGACGTCCTTGTGGCCCGTCCCCAGATGGATGTTGACTGCGCGCTTGGTCTTGTCGCCCTTCTCTCCGAAGTCGCAGAGAGGACATTTGTACCTACGATCATCCGCCATGACCTTCTCCTTGTGCTCCCGTACTCGTGTGAGCATCCCAGTCAGAACCGGGACAACTACATTTTCGATCCTTCCCAGACTTCCATACAGCTGCATACGGACCTCCAGCGATGTTCTTATTATATCGCTAGAGGCTTGTCAATATAAAAAGCTCCTCTCTGTAAAGGTCCAAGATCATTCAGTGTTCGGAACTTGCGCCGATTCCGGAACTTCCGGTACAGCCGGAAAATCCATCTCTCTCTTGAGAGGACTCAAGCTCCGGAGCCCCACTCCGACCATGTTGACGACGAACTGGGTCTTGGACAAGCTCGCGAACTTCGAGAACTCCACAATTTGGTCGTGCATCCTCTTCGGAAAAGCTACCAGGACGCGCACTACTTCATCCTCGGAGTACTTCTTGCCGGTGAGAGCCCAGTACCGATGACCTCTGCTCCGGACATCCTCCACGATTCGTTTCTTCTTCAAGATTCGAAGGTTGTTGCCCAGCTGGGATAGACTGTACTTCTTGCCGGTCGTCATCTCCAGGTACGTCTGAAGCACCTCGGCGGTGACGCGTGGGTGCTCGGCTTCCATCTTCTCCAGCGCTTCGAGCATCAACCTGCGCAGCTCGATGAGATCAACTTCATCCGTCTGGGGAGCCATCCACTTCCTCCTCCCTCAATATACAGAATGAGGGATCAATACCTCTCTCCATATAGCACGGAGTCTAAGAGGCTGTCAATATGGGAAGACTACCAGAAGTGAGTCGCGAAGGGGGGGCCGACCAGCTCGCCCCAGTTGGTCAAGTTGGACTGACAGGTACCGATGGTCAGATGGAGATTCCACATGTAGACACGCGGTCTTGGGAGCGGGTCGTCCGGCGACATGATGGCGTTGGCACCCAGGAAGATATCGGTGGAGTAGATGCCGCTGTCACCTCCGAAATCGGGGATGTAGATCTCGAAGGGGCGTGGAATGGTCGTCCCCGGAGGATTGCCGTTGACCGCGTCGTTGTTGAACGGGGTCGCCGCTTCCCAGGTGGAGGAGACGATGTGATTGCCGATGATGGCCGCACGACCGGCATCTCCGGCAGCGTGCGACCACCCAGAGCCCGGAATAACGTAGATTCCGTAGCACACCGAGGCAACTCCCAGGGCTCTCCAGTTGTCGATGTGGTTGCCCTCGATGGTGACCCCGTAGAACGGATAGGAAAGGCCAGCTCCGGCCCGGACGTAGATGTGGTGAGCCCGCGTGCCTCCGCTGCCGTCCGTTCCCTCGACGTCCCCGGCTTCGATCCGGGTGTGGTTGCCCTCGATCACGTACTGAGCGCCGTCTCGAACTTTGATGCAGCTGCTGCCATCGATGAGACCCTTCGATCCCGGCAGATAAGCATTGAGGACACCTTCCAAATGACAGATGTTGTTCGTGATCGAGAAGCGCAGCATCTCCGTCCTGACGGTGATGCAATGGGAGCCCCCTCCGCCCCCAACGCTCGTGAATGGGTTGCTGTTGTGCCCGAGCACCCGGATATTGTTGCCGTCGCAGAGCAGATGGGACTCGTTGGGAGGAGCTATGCCCTCCAGGAAGATCCCCTCCCCGAAGCAGAAGACCCGGTTGCCGATCACGCTGGAGGAAGTGACATTGGCGTAGATGCCGGCGCGAAGGGTCGTGATCGTGTTCCCTTCGACCACGACCCCGCTGGAAGAAGCGGAGTTCGTGCCCTGGCCGATGTAGATACCGGTGCCGTTGCTGTTCACGTTCGAGCTGATGAGGCGGATCTGGTTCCCTTGGATGACCGAAGCCGTCATCTTGTGCGCGAGGTCAAGACCCGCGATCCGGAACGAAGTTGTATCGACTTCCGCATAGATATGGTTGTGGCTGACGGAAATGTTCTCGATGGGGTAGCCTGCTTGACCCGCAGTGGAAGCCAAGACGTACACGCCCCGGAAGCTGCCGTTGGGGGCGTTCATTCCCGACATCAGGTTGCCGTTGATCTTGAAGTTCCGCTGGATGGTGTTGGAGTTGGAGTTCACCAGCGCCTGCACGACCCGGATGTTACCGGTGGAGTTGGTGAACCCGAAAAAGTTGTTGTTCGAGACGGAGATATCCGTCACCGCAGAATCCGCGACATCCAGCGTCCCCAGATCGATCTCGACCCCCATCAACTGGCCGTCGTAGCCGCTGCCGCCGACCGCGCCTTTGATGAAGATGTTCATGTCGTTCTCTTCGACCCGAAGGCCGTAGACGCTGTTCAGGACGGGATAGCTCAAGGTCTCGACCTTGACGCCCCGGTGGTAACAGGCCAAGAACTTGTTGTTGAAGATCTCGACATCATAGAAGTAATCCGCGATGTAGACGCCGATGCCAAGGGCGTTGAACTTGTTGTCGCAGATGGCGATGTTGGAGACGCCGAGAGTGGCGATCCCGGTCAAGAGCGTCGTGCCGGGGACCGTCCGAGGCTCGAAGGTGTTGCCGTTGATCGTAGACAACTGCACGTTCTCGAAGTAGACGCAGGTCGGTGTGTTCGAGAGACTCGTGCAGTCGGCTTTGATGACGTTGTCCTCGATGAAGATCTCCCGCGTCTGGTAGGTGCCGCTCGTCTGGACATAGATTCCGGGAGTAGGGTTCGAACCGGCGTTCAAGATCGCGATGTTGTTGCGCTTGATGTGGATCGCCGATGCGCTGTCGAGGTTGATCACGGGATAGTTCGAGTTGGCGGCGACCACGACATTGTTGCCGATGATCTCCCAATCGATGTAGCCGTCCGGGACGGGCGCGACGTTCAAGAACATTCCGCTGTAGGTGGCGATCAGGTTGTCACGGATCCGGACCCCCACGATGGTGCGCTCGCCGTTGTCGAGGGCGAACATGGCGTCATTGGTCGTACCGAACGCCGTGTAGTTGCACTTCTCGACGATGGTGTTGTTGTGCAGCGCGAAGACGGTCCCGTTGTTCGCGTACATGTCGATGGTGAGGCCGGAGATCTGGCAACCGGAAGAGAGCTTCCAAGCTCCTGTAATGTCGACGTGGACCACTTCCACCCTGGCGAGGGTCAGGGCTGCGCCTCGCGTGCCGCAGACGTTCACATTGGGCGGCTGCGTGATCTCCCGGTTGATGCCGCACATCCCGGTCACGTAGATGGTGACCGCCGCATCCCTGTACGGATCCTTGAGACCGGAGACCTTCGCGTACTCGAAGGCGGTGAACAACGAATCGTAGGCTGCCTGCGCCGGATAGAAACCGACGTTCCGCGAGCTGACCGACCACGGGTGGAGCACCTGATTGACATTCTGGGAGAAGTCGCAGTTGTAGATGATGTTGGTGGCATCTGTTTCGACATACCAGAGGATCACGCCCCGCTCCGGAGCGTCGTGAAGGTCGGTGGCGTGATAGATCGCGCTCTTGGTCGGCACATCGGTCATCGAGCCGAGGATGTAGTGCATCGCCGCCGTCAGATCCCCCGCGAAAAGAGCATTCACGTTCAGCACTCGAACCGTCCCCTCGTAGTCGGCCCAGACGAGCGACGTGGAGTTGGTGGAGAACGCGAGGCTCGATACCGAATCGATGCTGATGCGGCGTCCCCGGCAGTAGTAGGATCCTCCGTTGATGTCAGCGTTGAGGCCGCTGCCTCCGTAGTCCAGCCGGAACTCGTTGTTGTAGCCGTTACGCCGCAGCAGAACCCCGGAGCGCCCCAGCTCGTTGTTGGGATCCCAGGCAATCTGCTCCAGGGCCGTGTCGGCCATATTCTCGAAGCACAAGGTGCCCCACGGACGCTTATCGACAGTCACACGGCCCGGCCACGTCGTCGGAGGGTAGCCCATGACCCAGGTCGCGGAGGCACCATCGTACCAGTACGGAGTCGACGCGATCTGGATGTGCTGGTCGAAATCCAGAGAGGCCGCGATGGTGATTGAATCGGTGAAAGTACCGAGTCCGGGCAGGAACTCGTCGCCAGAGCCCGGCGTCATGTTCACGTACAGATCGATCCAGTGCTCTCCATCCTCGGCATAGAGCCTGATGACCTGGGACGGATTCGTGCTCAGCAGCGTGACCTGATCCCCGTTGTCCCACCTGAAGATGTACCGCAGCGACGGCGTGTTGGTGACCTGCACCTCCAGAATGGCCGAGCCGAACGGATAATCGTGGCTCGCGTCGATGATCCAAGTCCCCGTCACCGTCCGAGACGCCGGATAGGACATCTTCTGGAGGTATTGGACCGTCTCCTCGTCGGAAACATAGATCTCGTACATATAGGCCGTCTGGTTCGCCGGAGTGGAGAAGACGACGGTGGTCACGTCGACGGAGCTGAGCTTCTTGCCGTTGACGTAGTAGAGATCGCCTGCCACCGGAGCTGTGATGAGCAGCTGGTCGGCTGGGGAGGCATTGTTGACCGCCGTGGCGAAGACGTTGGGACTGGAACCCTTCCAGATGCCGTTGCAGTGTTCGATATCCTGGTGCTCTTCGAGGAGAGTGAACTCCTGCTCCAGGATATCGTTCAGCGATGTCCCGTGCGGGTTGGTGGGAGTCACGACACCGGTCCCGATGAAGTGCCGGTGCAGCTCGTCCTCGGCAGTCAGGCGCGGGATGTCCTGGTAGTAGAGGTTATGAATCGTGACCGTCTCGGAGATCGGGAAGGTGCCGCTCGTCGGCAGCATCGAGATGACGATCTGAACTCGCAGGTAGGCTCCTGCACCGTCCGTGAGGTTGTAAATGCCGTCCACGGTCGGTGACAACGTCACGCCGACACCGTTGGTTGTGGTCCAGGTGAAGTCGTAGGTCGGACCCACACTGTAGGTGTAGTCCAAAGTGCCGTCACCGACCGGCGTGTCCGACGAGACGCCGAGAATCGCAATCCCAGGAATCGACGTGAACTCGCGGGGCTCCGCGTAGAGGATGCTGTCGTAGGACGTCGGGCTCTGGATGCTGCTCGCCGTCAAGGAGGTCGACGGACCATTGGCCGTGACTTTGCTGACGACGAGCATCCGATTCTTGGCATCGTTGGCCAGGTTGTCGTCGGTCGCCGGGAGCGCCGCGTAATTGGCCTCCGAGTAGACCCGGATGCGCCACGCCATCTCGGCCTCGGTCGGATAGGTCTCTCCGTCGCTCTCGTGCGGCTGCCTGTGGATCTCGTTCTCGGTGTAGACCGCGCAGACGAGGTTCACGACACCGCTCGTCTCGTCATCGAGCGCGATGTCGTAGTAGTCACTGGCAGTCTGCAAAAATTCACCGTTCGGGGCAAATCCGGACAGCTGCGCGACATCGATGTGGAGATAGGGCGGAGCACCGCTGGTGTTCACCGTGACTTCGCCGCCCGTGTACATCCCCCGAGATGTCCAATCCAGGCGATTCCGAAGGATCTCCTCGGACTTGCTGGTTTCCGTGCGTCGGAGCGCCGTGTGGTCAACAACGACCCCATCCGGATAAATGCTGCCCCTCATGATTTTTTCTCCTCAGAAAGTTTCAGAGCTTTCTGCTCCCGCTTTGTTTTCCTAATATGATCTACCAACCATAAAGGTCGTAGATTTGTATACCGAGATGCCTCCAAAAATTGTGCCCGATCCAATAAATCAAAAGAAGAAAGAGGCTTTATATGATCGATCTGCCATCCCGAGTTAGACCAATTATCCCAGTTCATCAATTCCCCAGTATGGGGATGCGGATAAAACTGATCTTCCAAATATTTCTTCAATTCTGGAATTGTACACCCTAAATCTGCTACGGCAGATCCTCCTTTATAGCCCGTCCCATCACGATACTGCAACGCTACCAACAAACGACTCCGTAAAGTTGAAGCCAATCTCGACTGCGGATCACGTCTGTTGCGACATACACTACGTTGTCCATCACATTTTTTACAGCAAGAAGCTAAACCATCCCTATGGTATTTATGCGGACTAAATTCTCGTACAGACTTGACTTGTTCACATCGAGAACACTTTTTTACCCCTTCCTTGCGAGGGGGGAAGTTCAACCGTTTATCCCGCTCATGACTCTGCTTCTGAGTACATCGGATACACCAACTCTGACGACCGTCCTTAACTGTAACAAGTTTTCTAAATTCAGTTACCGGTTTCTCTACTTTGCAATGCGTACATGTTTTAACTCCAGATGTAACCTCAACAAAAGTCTTGAGTTTCTTTTTCTTGTAATTCTTCATGTATTCGCGACGATGTTCATACATGCAATTCTTACACATACTCTTTCGATTAGCAAAACCAGTTCTTGAGTAAGAAAACTCAGAAAAAGACTTTACTTCCATACACTTAGTGCAGGTTCGAACTTCTCGTTCTTTATCTCTAATTATCATTTCCTACACTTTTATCACGCGAACCGTCCGCGACCGGGCCGGCTTCAGGTTCCGGTTGCACCACCGGATCGTCTTGATGGCCGTCCCAGTAGTGACGCCACCGTACTCGATCATCTTGTTCGCGCTGATGAAGCGCTTCTTGGCAACGCGCCGGTTCGGCGCATCGATGCTGTAACCCTTCAAAGTGTTTACCAGAATCGTCGGATTCAAAGTCTTCTGATACCACCACCAGTGGATCTCCATGTTCGCCTGGTAGGCATCCACCTCGTAGAGCGTCCGGGCAGCATCACTGGTGAGGTACTTGATCTCGTACATTGGATCACGGCGCGACTGCACGATGTGCTGGCATTCGTGGGCGCAGGTCATGATCTGCCCAACGAGCTGCTTCTGGGTGCCGACGCCGACCTCGAAGGGGATGTAGATCTTGCTGCCGACAGTGGTCGTGTAGTTGTGCAGAAAGTAGTCCTGGTCCTGGATGCCCATCGTGTCGAGCGCCCATCCGATGAGCTGCATCTCCCCGGCGTCGTCTTTGTCGACCACCTTGAAGCGGTACTGCTTCTGCATGTACTTCCAGTAGAGCCGGACCTGATCCCCAGATACTTGCGGCATCACACACCTCCGTCCAGTTCTTCGCAGGCTTCGATCGGGAGGCACGCCGGGATTCCGTCAGTCGGATCTTCGCAGCACACCCATTCCAGATCCTGGCCGAAGTCCTCCACGTCGGCACAGTCGTCGTGGACCTCCCAATCGGTTTCGGCGTTGCAGATCATGACCCTGGAGCCTTCACACTTCATCTCTTCCGGTTCACATCCATCGTGACAGCCGGACGAAAAGATGATGAAAGCTAACATAACCAAAATCACCTCAATCGTAATCCTATACATTGGTCAACCCCGGTATGTCCGGATTGCTCCCGAACATGTGAAGGCCCTTGAGCACCAAGGACCGAATCTTGAAGTCGCTCAGATCGCGGATGTTGCTCACCGACAGGCGCAGCTGATGGATCAGGTGTCCTGCCGGACTCTGGTTCACGTCGACGTTCTCGTTGCGCTGGATCGTGTTCCAGCCGGCTGCCAGGCACGACGGCGCATCTACGCCGGAGCGGTGTTCGAAAGTGATCGTCAAGGCGCTCTGCCGATACATCCGGATTTCCTCGTGCTCCAGGTAATAGACCGCGCCTCCGACGAACTGGGAAGCGTCCATCTCGACCGTGGTCGGGTCGATGAACCTCCAGTTGGCCGTCGAGATCTCCCTGCGTCCGTCTGCGTCCTCGATGTAGAGCTTGGAGACCGCCATGTCCATTGAGGAGCGGTACTCCAGCGTGGTGCGACCGATGTCCGGATTGAAGAAGAGCGGCACGGTCACGATGCGTCCGATGACGTTGTGCTCCATCCGATCCCAGAGCATGTAGTCAGCGAACCAGACGTAGTCCTGGTAGGTGAGAGCGCCGAGATCCAACAACGGCGTCTCAATCACGCAGATCGGATTGTAGCTGATGGTGTAAGTGGCACCAGAGTTGTAGTAAGCAGTAGCCACCTGAACTTCGGATGCGGAATTGAACCACCACTGATCGTTCGGAACAAGAATCCCATCCTCGAACAACATGGCATATTCTTGATCCTGGTCCGAATCATAGAGAAGGGGAGCCACGTAGGGAGCGGCCACCGAGAACGTCAGCGGCTCGTCCTCCACGGGAAGCAGGTTCGGGAGGAGGTACGAGTACCGGAAGGGGCTCGACGCATGGATATCGAGATTTGTGAGGGTACAGGAGGAAAAATCACCTTCTGTAACGGCTCCCTTGAGATTGATCGGCACATTATCCGAATTATATTCGGTAACATCGAAGATATCGATGGACGAATGAGCCGGAGAGATCCTCCGGACGTGTCCCTGCCGGATGGTGGTATCGGTGATGGTCACGCTCCGGGTAATCGTGGCTCCCGGAGGAGTGCCGTCCAGCACGGGCAGCAACGCGTAGTCCACCAAGGTCGTCATCGAGGATCCGTCGCTCGCCGGCAGCACGTAAGCTCCCGCACTCAGGATCGAGACCCAGCCGAGCCCCGGACCCCACGCAGCGTTCGGAGCGTTCCAACGAAGCCGGTGGATGTCCCCGAGACTGTTGTACTCGTAGTCGACGGTGCCATTCCCCGGATCGGTGTCCATCGAGATGTCAGTGACCGTGACGCCGGAGATCGGCACTGTCTTGTCGGGGCGCTTGTGGGGCAGTCCGATATACTCCTTCTCCAGGAGGGAGAGCGGATCTACGGACCACGTCCACGCCAGCTCGCCGAAGTACTGCCGATGACGCGTCCTGACGACGGTGTTGCTCGTCAGAACCCGAGAGGTGATGTATTCGACGTCCACACGGAAGCTATCCAACATCACATCGATGCCCACGGGGTCATCGATGGTGACGGCCACCAAGACCCCGTTGTCAGTGAGACCGGCGGGGATGATGGTCTCGAACTCGATGTAGGTGAAATCTTCGTACCAGAAGCCCCCAGTATCCTGTACGACCGGGAAAGGCGCGCTGGACACCCAGGTAGCCCCGTTGTCGAAAGAGAAGCTCAGCGTGGCTGTGGTTGGCCCTACCGTGGTGCTGGACACCCAGCCGGAGAACTTCGCCTTGAAGCCCTCGTAGTCGTAGAAGAGGCCCGGACTCTGCTGCGGATAGTTCTGACCCCTCGGACCCGGTCGGGGCATCGGGTACTGAAGAACCCTCGAAAACAGCTCGTGAACCCGCGCACCAGAATCTTGGAGATGCACCCGAAAAGCCGGTGAAGGATCATAGAGATCGATCTTGTCGGTCACGACCCTGGATTCCAGAATGACTGTAGAAGTCGTTGGCAGCGGCAGCCCAAGCCACCAGTTATCAGGAAGCTCGGCCACGCCCGGGGTCGAAGCATCATCGAAGACGTCAACAAAGTCGAAAGTGTTGATGGCCGGCAGCTGGGTGCGATCCACGTACACCCAGAGTCCCCCTGTCTGCTCGATCTGCCTCGCCTCCTTGCCGTACCCCACGGAGAAGAGAACGGACGTTGTGGCGGGCCACGGACCGCTCAGAACGTCCATGTCATCTTCGTAGCAATGGACCTTCAAGGTGTAGCCGAAACCATCGATGAGCGAGTAGGTGCCATCTCCGCTGATCGAGACCCACGGCGACCAGGCCGCGAGTGGCGAGCGCCAGCGTAGCTCCCTGGTCGGCGGCGTCACGGACCCATCATATCGGTAGGCGATCTCGGAGTTGGCGTTGACGTCCACCGATCCCGAAATACTGACAATGGTGACCCCGTTCATGACGTTCGGAGCGAATGTCAGATTGCCCGGCTCGACGCCGAAGATCCGGACGGCGGCGTTGTTCGCGCCGTGTTCAATCTCCAGGAGTGGCTGCGAGGCCGGATTCACCAGGAGCACTTTGCCGTTGTAGACCGACGCCAAGGCGTACCCCATCGCCGTGTTGATGTCGCCGACCACCTGTGCCGCTGTCGGTGTCGGCCATCCCGTGACCAACGGCACAATAATGGTCCCGGTGCCGTCATCGATATAGAGAGTCGTCTCCGCAGCTGCCAGAGCGAAAGGACCCGCGAGTCCCAGAATGAACGCCGGTACGGTCGAGGGCGGTCCTGGCAGGAACAGCAATCCATCGTTCGCCGGCACGTAAGGACCGGGCGTCAAGAAAGTTCCCCACCGTAGGGAATCGAGCGTGGCATCGTACTGGATGACCCGTGCCGCAACTCCAGAAGGAACATCTGCTTCGACACGGTCAAGCGCGACTCCGGTAATTCCAGCTCCGTTGTAAGAGACGACGTGAGACCGTTCTTTCCAACGGGCGTTGATGAGCATCGACTGATCCAAGGTCCAGTTCGGACCCCAGAGCCGGCGCGAGTAGCCGAACTGCGGAATCTGGGTAAACTCGGCCACAGCGGTCTCGAAACCCCGAAATCGTCCCCCATAGTTGCGGTATGCCAACCGCAGCTCGTGAAGGAGCCACCGATAGTCGTCCAGGGACTGCCCGATATTGTTGTAGGTCTGGATGTCGCGACCAAAACGACCTTCGATGCCGTTGACGGTGACCGTCTCGATGAAGATGTCGTCGTAGGCTTCCTTCCAGTCGTCGTCGATGCTCTCGAAGGTCTCCGCATAAGCTATGAGCCACAGGGCGTACTCCCGCACAGTCACGTAGCTGATGAGGGTATTGTTGGTCTCGGAATTGACGAGTCGGATCTCGTTCTCGCCACGATCCAGATGGCGACTGAAGACAACATTCCCGTTGATGTCCGACACGACAGAACCAGAATAAACTCCTGCAATATAAAGGATATAAGTGGTATTCGGATTGTCGGTTTCAAGGCGCACTTCGTGGTTTCCGTGCCGGTACGGAACGACAATGCCGCGCGAATCGTAGAACGGCCCCGGCGGGATGGCCTTGATCAGCTCTGCATAGCGATTCACACCTTCGAGGGCCATCACTTACCTCCTCCGAGACCCTTCTGCTCACCTTGCGGCGTGAAGAGCTGCGCGTCATCGATGATCGAGAACCTCGTATCGGCCTGAGCGCTGTTGATCACCTTGAGCGCGTCCAGATAGTAGTACTCGTAGGCATTGCTCTTGGTGTATACCCCATTGCCGACGACATGGACATCCACGAGACCTTTATAGGCAGCCGGCTGGCGCTTGTCGTCCATGCTGGGCGTCACTAGACCGCGCATCCGAAAATCCGAGACAACGATGGTATCGTGGACCGGCTGATTCTGGAAGACCGCGAAGGGCCGATAGTAGAACCACTCGACCCGGACCCCTTGGAGGTTGTAGGTAGTCGTGCCGTTCGTTGTATAGATTCGGAACTTCGCAGCAGTGCTCGTGAACCGAACGCTCTTGAAAACGCGCTCTCCGTTGGCGTAGAAGTAGACGTCACTGTTCCAGCGCAGGATCTTGAACATCGAGGTGCCAGTCGTCCACGAGAGAGGCTTGATCATCTCGTCGGCGAGGATGCCGCCCCGGTAGACCTCACAACGCAGCACCAGTGTCCCCGGCTCCGTCCCCACTTCGATGCGCATCTCGGCGTAATCGTTGACTCCCACCCAGAGTGACAGCGCCATCAACGTGACGACGTCAGCGGGGTATTCTCGAATCACGGGCAGACTGAATCTGATCTCGCCTTGCGTAGAACCCCACAACGCAACCGATTCGATTGCAGCAGCCGAGCTGGCGGTCGAGCCCGTCACCATCTCCAGATGGAACGGTCCGGTGTTGACGGATCCGGAGCCGTAGGAGATGTCGACCCACTTCGACGGATCGAGGACACCTCCGGTGAAAAAGTCATCCCATTGACGCGGATCGAAACCGGTCCCCTTAAGAATGAAGGGGTTACCTCCCGGCGATGGTCCCCGCTCCGGATCCACCACGTCGAGCATGGTGCTCGGCCCGTAGAGCACTCCGGTCCCGTACTTGAACAGCGCGTATCGCATTACGACACCAAGTTCACGATGAGATTCGCCTCTTCCAGCCGCGCATACTGGTTCGGTGGAATCTCGATGTCCGCAACTCCCGTACCACCCTCGACCGCGAGGGTGGTGTAGGTCCAGTTATCGACCCCGAAAACGCGCGCAACCTCCGCATCGATATCGAACTCCTCGACGTTATTGCCCAGAAGGAGCCCGTTGATGTAGTTCAAAACACGCTCGCGAACCAGCTGGAGCACCGAGTCCGGATTGCCCGAAGATACTTTCAAGTTAGCCTCGATTTCCAGCTGCTGAGCCTGCGCCCAGCGGAACAAGACGTCCGATCCCATCACGTAGTACTCGGATTGACGGTAGTAGGCCGTCATCGTGGTGATGAGGCTGTTGTACGAGTAGACGATGGTGATCGCCGCGTTCAAGGTGGGGGCCGATCCCCCGGCAATGAAGCGGATGCCGTCCTGGCCACGGTCGCTGTAGGCGTAGATGGTCTCGCCGGTCACGACTACGTAGTCGGTCCCCGCGATATAAGTCGTCCCCGAGTCCGAAACCGAGATGACCTCCACCACCGGCTGCTTTTCCAAAGGGATCAACGTCTCGATACCGGGATAGTTGGTCGTCATGGAAACGGTTGCCGGCGAATCGCCGAGGATCCAGCAGTCGACCGCGCCGGCATCGTACATCTCCCGCAGCAGATTCTCGTTCTCTCCGTAAACCACGTAGGCATCTAAGGAGCTGCTGAAACTGTCGAGAATGAAACGCTGAAGACCGCGAGCCGGCCCCAGCTGCGAGCCCTCTACCTGCATCTGGTAACGCCGGGCGAGTTCGAGATTCGTCTCCAAGCCGCGTCCGCTGGTCGTAGCCTCCTTGTTGTACACATAGTCGAAATCCGGGAAGGGACGTCGGAACTGCGTGATCGTGTAGGCCCCCACCGCAGTCGATTCGCCTTTCACCACGCTGGCAACAGCCACATCGATCTCGTAACGCTCCGTATCGGCATTGTAGTACGCAGAGGCCGGCACTGTGGCAGGCCCGTACATGACCGCCGATTCGATGGTCTTGAACTCCGTGATCTGACCCGTCGAAGGATCCTGCACCGTCGACAACGGGAAGTTCGACGGGATGGGAATGTTGGCAGTCGGCGGCTGGATGCGCGCGAAGGTGACGATGGCGAGCGACGGAGCACCGTCCCACCGCACGAGACCCTCGTTGAAGACGAAGCCATCCAGATCGGCGGGAGCGAACTGCTCCGCGTTCTGCAAGCTCGTGAGCTGCGACAAGTAGACGATGTTGTCGTTGATGTCCTTCATCACCACGGACGGCGGAGTGATGAAGATGTCCCGAATCGAGCCGATCCTGGTGTCGACGGTCTCGTCCCGCTGGGCGATCCCATCGGCAATCTGGTCAGCGAACTCCGTCTCGGTCCTTCTCCGAATGGTCATGGCTTACCTCACGTAATCGTACCGCCCACCACGAAGTTGGGCAGGTTTCCCATCGTGTAGACATCGACCCTCCAGCGAAAATTGCGAGGATCGTCGGTCGCCCATACCTGGACGGGAGAGAAATCGTCGAGCATCTCGGACGGGGTGCGCCGGCTGAAGAGGTAGTTGCGTTGGTTGTACTTCAGACGGCTCAGCCCGTTGCGCACCAACGTCTGGAACTTGAACATGGCCGGCGTGCTGTAGACCTGATCGGGCTCTTTGTCACTGCGATCTCCGAGAACCTTCCCGAGGCCGGTCCCAATGCCGGTATCCGGTCGAATCGCCGTCTGGAGCGTCATCACGACGTTCTGCTTGAGCTTGTCCTTCCCCGTTACCTGCTCGTAGCCGGTGTTGACACTATTTCGAACGATGTCCCCCTCGACTATTTTCAGTTCCCACGACATCACGGCACCTCGTCGGCGGCGTCCATGAGCGCCAGGTAGATGGCGTCATCGAGAATCTCCACGGTTGCGACCAGATCGGCCTTGATGGCCTCCCAGTACAGCAGGAGCGCTTCGATCTCATCCATGAAGCTAACCACGTTCTTGTAACGCTCGCGCCAGATCGTCAGGCCCGACACGGCTGTATCGAACAACTGGAGCGCCGGATCGGTGAAGAGCTGGTAGAACTCCGGACACAGCTCCTTGAGCGGCCCGTCCGGGATATTGGTCAGCAGGTTTCGGATCTCCTCAATCAAGGCTTGCACGATGGCCCACGCCGCCTCCTCTATCTGGGACAGGATGTCGAACTGCGCGAGCCACGCCTTGAGCCACAAGATGTAGGCGTCGATGAACGCGATGAGCGCCAACAAGATTGCCTTGAGCGCCTCCAGGATGGCGGCAATCTGTGAATAGATCCATCGCAAGACGCACGTCGCGAGGGCCTGGGTTGGCGTATCGGGCATTCCTACACCGTCTTCGAGACTGTCGACAACGCGGTCGCCAGACTCGCCTGGAAATCGATGCCGAACGGAATGAGCGCTCCAAGCGCACTCTTCGTGGCCGGAAGCACACCGTTCAGCGCGGGATCAGCCGCGAAAGCGGCAAAGAACGTGTTGAGCGCCGTCATGAAAGTGGTCAGTTCCGTGATGAAAGTCGTTCCCTTCACCAAGAATTCCGTAGCCGCAGCACCTCCGAGATTGACAATCGGGGCTCCGATGTCGATCTGGGTGGCGGCGATCAGCACGAGCTTCGCCGCCGTGTCGATACCAATCTCGCCGGTCGCCACCAGCTCCATCGCCGCCGTGGCCACCATCGTGAGGTCGGTCGCGTTGAAAGTGAGCGCGTCCTTCGCGGTCGCGACCACCGGGCTCGCCCCCAGGTTGAGGACACCGGATGCCAACGTGATTGAAGGGGCAGTCAGCGTCATCGCGCCGGTCGCCGTCAACCCCATCGTCGCTCCGGCAGTCGCGGTAAGCGCTGCACCAGCCGTCAAGCTCAAGGCGGCTCCTGCGCTGGCAGTGAGCGCCGTGCCTGCGGTGAGCGACATGCTGGCTCCCGCAGTGAGACTGTACGTACTGCTCGTCGTCCAGTTGACGAGGTTGTTCAAGATGGTCCAGGTTGCTGCCGGAGTGAACCACTGGAAGCCGAGAGCGGTCTTGGCCGAAATCCCCCGATTGCCGAGGTTATCTACCACCTCGACATACATGTCGACAACGCCTGCGCCGTCATCCTTCACAGTGGTCAACTTCCGAGCCCCGGTGCCGGCGAGCGCGACCGCGAGATCCGGATACGAAGTCGCTGGCACCATGATGAGGCCGGTCAGGTCGTCGATGATTTCTCCGCGCGACTCCTGCACCATCAGCAACTGTCCGCCAGGAGCCGTGATCGCGCCGCGACGCACGTAGTTGGTATGCTCCTGCGCAACCGTCCCGAAGATACCGTAGATATAGCTCTCCTGAGTATCGACTCCGGGCACCAGGATCCGACGCGCAGATCCCTCGCGTTTTTCGCCGGCAGCCCCGTAACGAGTATGGACGATGTCCGACTGGATGACGGTCTCTCCGTTGGGTTTGTCCAACGTGATCGAATGGGGGCCGCTCCCGAGTCGGGCACGATCTCCCAGGTAGATGCTGGAGTTGCGCGCCGACCGGAACGAAACATCACCCGGTTGCAACCGCTTGCCGGAAGCATCGGCCCAACCGATGCCCCCACGCTCATCCAAAGCATCATCGCGGCGTTTCATCACATTGAAATCGACGGCACTGAAACCAAGCGCCATCGGAAAACCGAGCGTGTCGAAGCCCACGACGAGGATGTCATCCACCTGGGGGTAGTAGACTCCCCAGGAGGACCGGGCGAAGTTGTTGTCTTCGGAAGTCTGCGGCGGAGGAATCGACAGCCCCACCAACGGCATCAGAACCTCATACGGAGTGCCGCCGCTGAGGGGTGTCACCTCGACGGTTCCCCGTTCGATGTGCAGATCGGTCACCCGAACTCGATGAAGAGAGCTGTAGAAGGCATTGTGGCGCGCTCTCCCACGCAGGGAGGGCGACGAGTTCGGATTCGCGTTGGAACGACCGGCCATCAGCTACTCCCACCCTGCTTCTTGAAGACGAGGCGTGACAGGTTGAACGGCATGTCTCCGCCGAAGTAGATGAACTTCTCCATCTTGTCGCCATCGAGGCTTCCCGTCCAACCCTTGACATGGTTCAAGTTGATCATGCTGTCGCAGCTGGAGTTCCAGACTATGCTGTGCTGGCTACTCACAATATTGGCGATGTAGTTCCGCTGCCGCCAATAAAGCGGACGGTTCACCATCAGGCCAAACTTGGGCACGATCTGGAGACCGAGGTTCCGCGCCTCGGCATTCGTGCGCCGCAGCTCCAGCGCCGCATATAGCCGCGCGGTCGTCTGTCCCGTCGTGAATCCCCAAGGACTTCCTTCGGCGAGACGGAAGCCCAGAATCGGTGCGAGACCGGGTGCCACGACGTATTCGTAGACACGGCTGTTGGGATCATTGCCCTGCTCGTAGTTACGGATGATGTTCGGCAGAGCGCGGTAGGCCGTGATCATCCCCTGGTCGTTCATCGAGTTGGAGTATCCCAACGTTTCGTGTTTCTCGATGGTGAAATGGTTGATATAGCTGAAATCCTCCACGTCCTCGTCGTCCAGGAGAAAACCTTCGCGTTCCAGCTCAATCCTGGTACGCAAGCTGAGCATCTCCTTCAGTTCGTCTTCCGTATAATCACTGGAGGCCTCCCATTCGCTGAGCAGTTTCTGGTCGATGCTGACCTCCGCCTGGATCTCGGCGTTACTAATGTGGAAATCTTCGTCATCGAACAGCCACGGATCGAAGTCGTAGAAGGGCATCTCGAAGACCATGTCGCCCTTCGGTGTGGCGTAGCAACAGAACTCGATGCGCTCCGCAAGGTCGTAGAGGAACGTGAGACGGTCCTTGAACTCGGAGTGCATCGCCACCGAATTGACGACGGTCTCGTCGAGCGCTCCCTTCTCCAGCTGGGAACCGAGCGTAGAGGGCGCGACGTAGATCACGCGACCCCCTCCGACCGGATACTTGTCTGGATTCGTCCCAATCTCGGTGATGATCTCCTCGGGCCGCGCATCCCACGAGGTGGGCGCAGCGTCAGCGGACATGTTCACCAGATCCTCACGGCGCACCCGGTGGTGAATCACATCGTTCAGCTTCTTCAGATTGCCGTGACTGATGTGACTGTCTGCACCGCCGATGGCGGCGTCCAGATCATCGATCTCATCGCCCACGAAGTAGGCGTGGGTGCCGTACTTGTTGTTCCTGCGCTTGAACGTGATGCCTTGCGGCGTGGAGATGGGAGGAATGTTCGCACCCGTGAACCGGCTCGCCTTGAGTTCGAGACGGAACTCGCGGAGGAGCGCGATGCGTTCGGTCGGCGACATCGAATCCACATCGCTGGGGCTCTTCCCGAGGTTGTCCATCAGGTAGGTCCTGATATCCTCTTCCGACAGCCCCGCGATGAACCGGTCGGTCGTCTCGTCGAGCGAGCCGATGAAGGTGTTGAGACCAAAGAACAAGAGTTCCAAGATCTCGAAAATGGTAAAGCCGGCGAACAGCTGCTGCATCGGTACGAACTTGGTCTCCGCAGTCGTCCCCGCAATACCCGGAACATTGGCGAACAGATCCCGGATGGACTGGTCCAAGATGCCCGTGTCCAGCTGGATGAGGCTGTACCTCGCCATCTTGGAGACATCGGTCCCCGTGATCGTCACGAGCGATTCCTGATTGACCCCCACATCCTCCGTGGCGGAGTCGAGGAAGCCGGTGAACATCCAGTACCAGATGCGCGGATTGAAGGGGTCTCGAAACGCCACCCGGATCGGATCGTTCGGATGGAAAACACTGTCACCCTCTTGGAAAGGATAGATATACTTGAAGTTGAAGTTGGAGAAGTCGAAATCCTCACCGAACTTCTCGATGTGCCACTTGATGTCCTCTTCATCGGCCTGGGAGAGCTTGAACGCCTTTTCCTTGATGACCTCGTACTTGATGCCGTCCGGGACCTTCCCTTCCTCCCAGTACTGCTGGTAGTTGAGCTGCGCCGTCTCCAGCGCGCCGTAGGCGGCTTCGACCTCTGCCGTCAGCTCGGCGTACTTCCCCGGTTGAGCCGTGATGAGCCGCAGGAATTCCTTGAGCACCGTGGGATCTTCGCCGGCAGTCCCACGCAGGTACTGTTCGGTGCCTTTGTAGTCCTGGACGTTCTTTTCCAAGGTCGAGACCAGCGTCTCCCGTGAGTTGCTCAAAGCGAGCATGTCGTCATGATCGAGAATGTACTTGTCGAGCGGATTGACCAACGTGATGGCACAGTTTCCCGGCGAACGGTCGAGACTGCCACCCGCATGGTTGACTCGGATCTCCGCGACGTCCCCGGATACTTCCTGCCCGAAGACGAATACACGGAAAGCCGGGAACGCGGCGCGGTAGATGCCATCCGTGGCGATGACCGACTGCTGGTCGATTTCCGTGACCATCTTACTCCAAGTCGTTGAAGAACTCCCGGCCTATGGACAGGGAGATGTACTTGTAAACATCATCCATCGACGGCATTGAGCTGAGCGCCGTGAAGCTGAACGAATAGCTCTTGTTGAACGGCTCCGTTGCCTCATCAGTGAACTCCATGACGCGATCGAAGTGTCCGATGAAATCGATGATCGCATTGCCCAGGATCGGGCTGCTGTAGAGGACGTGAAACTGGTTCGGCATCCCGCTGACGGGATCGATCATCGGTTCCCGAGTGAGACTGTACAGATTCCAGAAGTTGACCAACTTCGCAGCCCCGGAATAGTTGGCGACATCGAGCCCCTTCTGCTTGGTGACCGATTTCGTCCACTCCTGGAACTGCTTGAGCGAATCGGAAAGCCAGTTCGCCTTCTTCGCGCCGCTGCGAAGATTGATGTTTCCGGTCTGACCCGAAAACTGGATCTGAATGATGTCGTTGTTACGACCCCGCGCATTCGTCCAGTGGAAGAAGACCGCACCGCTCTGGGTATCTCGCCGTGTGATGCGCTTCTGCTGCGTGAACGTGACCGACTGCGGGTTCACCTTCATCCGGACTGGCGGAATGTTCTGGGCGGTCCGGAGATCGGATGTGAACATGAACGGCACCCGATACGCGATGTCCTCGTAGGGATTGAGGATCCGTTCGAGAATCTTGTCGGTGCTCGGTTTCGGCTGCGTCTCGTCGACGAAAGTGTCCACGAACCATGTTCCGAAATCAGCCATCTATCACTCCTTCGGTGCCTGGGGTCTACGCGTCACTTTCTCCCCGTACTGCATGACACCGGTCTGACCTGTTGCCGAGGGCACCACGCCGGCTGACTTGCGTTCGGCGAGAGCCTTTTCGTACTGACGGCGCGTCTGACGATATTGCGGAGCCTCCTTCTCGATGTCCTTGCGGCCCGTAAAGAAGAAGGCCGTCTTGCCGCGTCCCATCGGAAGCGCCGCCACGATCTGCGATTCTCGCGCGAACGGCGCGAACGCGCCGCCTTGGATTTCAGTCCCGAGCGCCTGATGCGTGAAGGTGGTAGCACGCCCACCGGTCGGATCCTCGACCTCTCCACGTAGAACGCTCCGTGCGAACTCCACCGTCTGCTCGGTGGGAGGCGTCGGTGTCGCGAACCTCCGCTTGCCCCCCTGTCGTCCCCACCCGAGGCCTCCCGTAGTGACCTCGTAGAGATCCTTGGTGCCGCGCTGCTTGGCCTGGTTGAGGACAGCATGCGCGTGGGCAGCGGCGAGCTTCCGATTCCTACCGGTATAGCCCCCGATCTCCCGCTGGATAACCCGCGCCAAGGCCTCGACATCGAGACCACGATACTCACCTTCGCCCATGATCTCGGTCTCGGAAGTCGGCGTGGTGGATCCAAAGATGAAACCGCAGCGCGGGCAGTTCCCCATGATGGAGAGATTGATGTTCCCTTGCGTATCGACCCCCGTCGCGATTACCGAAACACCGCCGCCGACCCATTCGCCGCCACGACCGCTCCCCGGACCGCGTTGGACCGATTTCACCGGAACGCTGACATTGACGACGTGCTTGATCCCCGCGCCGCCCTCGGTGAGGGCCGACAACGAGATCGGCGCGAACTGAACGGTCGCCTGCGTGGGCTGCCACATCTCGCCGACAGCTCCCGGAGCGCCGCCTCCTGCACCGGGCTGCATCGCAGCGGTGGGATCGAAGTTCCAGGCAGCCCTGAGGGACTTGAGGGACGAACCCAGGACATCACCGCCCATCTTCCCCATCGCGGCGATCATCTGATCGAAGCCCCGGCTCATCTTTTCCGTATGCGCCGCAGCCTGGACATCGAAGGCGTGCAGGTTCGCGACAAGCTGCTCGTTCGCCTGGGTACGACCCATGACGGCATTCGCCAGATACGCCGGGAGAGCCCTGAAATAAGCAATGAGCATGGCGAGAGTATTGCCCACGAGACCCAGCAGCCCCTGGCCGACTTTGCTCAAGCCTTTCAACCATTGGTTCATGAAACGTTCGAACTTGCTCTGCTTCTGAGCTTCTATACCGAACGATCTTCGAAGGATCTCCATGTCCTCCTTGGCACTCTTCGCGGCCTCGACGACCTTCCCTTCCTTGACATCCTTGCCGATCTTGGCCACGACACGAGCACCTTCGAACCCGAAGCCCATCTGGGTCTCGATGTAGTAGCGCGCACGGTTTTCATCTGCACCGCCGACCGCTTCCATCGCGATGTCATAGACAGCCTGCACGGTGCGCACTATCTCGTTGGTATTCTTGCGCTCCAGGACCCGTGCAAAGGCGTCCATCATCCGCTGCCGCCCTTGGAGCCCCCTCCCGTAGCCGAGACGCTCGGCCACGATGATCTTCCAGCTATCGGACATCTTTGTGATGCCCGAAGCGATTTGCTGGATACCGAGGGCAGCTTGTCGTCCCGCGAACTGCTTGGGGACGCCGATGCCGGCAAAGTCCTCTTGGACATGGGCCAGCAGGTTGATGGTGTCGTCGATGTCGTAGCCGAACTGACGCAGCTCCTCCCCGGCGGTCTCGACATTGCGAACGAACTGGAGCGCGCCGGTCCCGGACTGCTTGCCGACCATGTACATCTGGATCAAGGACTCACGGGCCTCATCGGCATTTTTTCCATAGTCGGCCATCAAGCCGACCATCCGCTTCGCCGAATCCCCCGCAGGGATCTCGAACATCTTGTCGAGAGCGAAGGTGACCGTCAACGCACTGCTCTGGACGTTGTTGATCTGGGTATCGACCTTGGCGAGCATCTGGCTCACGCTCAAGCCGCCGTCGACGAACGCCTGCGAGACCGCCTGGACCTCCTGACGGTTGATGCCCATGAAGCGTTGAAACGTTTCCTGAATGCCGGCGATGTGCCGCGTGCCGGACTGAACCGCGCCTCGGACGCCATCGTCGTAGGCCGCGATCAAGATGTTCTTCACTTCGCCGGTCTCGGCCCGGATACGGTCCTTTTCGAGATAGCCGTAGGCCATGATCTCGATTGCACCGGACAAGATGTTGCCGGGAGTCGGGATCTTCAAGGTGGACAGCATCCCCCGAACGCGAGACTTGAGCGTGTTGATCTCGGAGACGATGATCTTCGAGATGCGGTCCGGAACCCCCGGAACCGTTCCGCGCTTGCGCTCGGCGCGCTGGTCGGCATCCCGTTCGCCTTTCCCCTTGCCGACCTTGGATGCGATGTCCTCCCCCTCACGAACGAGATTGGCGGCTTCGTTCGAGAGATTCTCGAAGTTCTTCTCAGCCTTCTGAACGGTCTGGTCGAAAGTCTCGAAGGACTTCTCCATGCTGCCGGAAATGGCATCATAAGTGGACGAAACCTGCTGGGCGTAACGCTTGCTGATCCCGAGCAGCTTGGCCGTCTCTTCGAACTCAGGGTTCTCGGTCAGATCGGACAGTGCCGTGTTGAACCCGAACCTGAGCTGATCCTCGGTCTTCTTGAAAAGGTCTTCATTCTGCCGGGCCAGATCGCGGACGGCGGCTCCCAGCTCGGTGAACTTGTACCGAACACTATCGAGCTGAGCAGTATCGGCAACATCCGCCATTAGAAGATATTCTCCGCAGCCGCCTTGTCGGCCTTGTTCACCGCGTCAGTACTACGCGGAATTTTGGGCTTTCCCACTTCAATCGGGAGCGCCCCATAGTCCCGATCCGCAGCTCGACGAAGAGTTCCTTCAGACGGGCTCCAACGTTCTCCGGTCTGGGGGTTCTCCATGATGCCCGTCACCGGATCGAGTTCCCAACCTTGGTTGACTTTGCGGCGCATCTCCGCGACTTTGCCCGGATTTTTCTTGGCCCACTCGGTCTGACCACCGATGTCAGCATCGGAAGTAGCCTGAAGCATCGCACCCGTGAACTCGTCCTGGTAGGGCAACTTCACGCCGACCAACGGAGCTTCCCACAAGGGGGTGTCGTGCAGCATGCTGCCGAAGGTGGTCTCCTCGATCTCCTTGTCGAGATAAAGCTTGTTGAAGCGTTCTCCGAGCTGCCGATATTCCTCACGCCGCGCCCAGGCCTCCTCCAGCTCCGTCACCGCAGCCGTCCACGGAGCAGCTCTCTTCGGAACCTTCACAGGGCCGGAAATAGCATCGATCAACGGCTGGATGGTCTCGGCGAATTCGGAGCCAAGTGCCTTGGACACGAGGTTGATTCCCTCCTCGCCCTTCTTCCAGTGGTCGGAGATTTCAGCAATGCGCTGCCGTTGCTCGGCCACGATGTTACCGACCACCCGGTCGAGCTGTCGATTCTGCCAAGCCCAATGGAGCGCCGGCAAGCTTCGAACACCGATCACGAGAATGCCGAAAATGTCAGCAACAATGGCCGTGAGAGCTTCCCCGAGCATGGCCATGCCCCGTACTAGCTCGCGGCGCGTCCGATGCAGGCTCGAAACCTGAGAGGCCTCGACCTTGAAAGCACGTTTGAGGTTGGAACGTTCCTCCTTGGTAAGATCCTTGAGCTTCCCCCCTTTGGCGATGAGATCGCCCGCGTCGTACAAGAGCGCCGCAGTCCGATTGCGGACACCCAGGTTCTGCTGGATGGTACGGATCATCCGGGAGCGACCCCCGAGACCGGTCTCGCGCATGACCTCGATGTAGGAGCGAATCAAGTTCTCCAGGTATTGGTCCTCCTCACCTCCGGCGATGCGCCGCAGACCGTCCTGGAACTGGATCAGGAGCGAATAGGCGTCCGTCTCCTCGTCGTTGTACATCCTCCTGGCCAAGACGACCTTCATCCCGCTGTCGAGGTTGGAGAAGGCTGACATGAGGTCCTGGACGACGCCCACAGCCTGCTGACCGGCATAGCGCTGATTGAGCCCCATGCTCTCGTAGAATCCGATGACGTCCTCCATCAGGACGGCCACGTTCTCAGCGTTGATCCCGAACCGGCTCAAGCTGTCCTGACTGGACTTGACCGCCCGGATGAAGTTCATCGTCCCCATTCCGCTGCGTTGACCGGCCATCGACATCTTGAAGAAGAAGTCAGTCGCCCCGCGAAGCTCCATCCCGTACTCGCGCACGAAGCTCACGATCTCCTCCATGCTGGTACCGGTGGCGAAGTTGAAGTGCCGATCCAGCGCAATGGAAGCGACCACGACATTGCGGCCAGCCGACTTGAGACCCCGGTCATAGGTCTCGATCAAGTCTGCACTCTTGAAACCGTTATCGATCATCTCGGCAACGGTCTTCTGTACCTCTTGCCGAGCGATGCCGTAGTGCCATTGAGCGCGCTCGGCCCAGTTGCCCATCCAACGGACCGCCTTGCGCGTTTCCGTCGAGAAGATCGAGTCGAGACCCGCCGCGAACACGTTGGACATCTCCCCCATCTCGGCCCGACGACGGTTGCGCTCCTGGTAACCCAGGATGATGGTGCCGATGAGACCGGAGACGAAACCACCGACAATGCCGCCAGGAATCTGGGAGATGAGATCCTTGATGGCCCCCTTGGCCGATCTGACCTCGCGTTCCACAAACCGTCGCCACATGGAAATGCGCTTGATGGATTTGTCTTCGGCCTCTTCTGTCTCGTCGAACGAATCTTCCGCCTTCCGAAGAGCCTGATCGGCCTTGTTCGCAGCGAAAGTGACCTCCACGACCGGAATATCGACAGGAGGCGGTTCGAACTCGGAGCGCGGAACCCTGATGTCACTGCCGAGCTTGATCGACCCGAGTTTCTCGAAGGTGTCTGAAATGGCGCGATCCTGACGTTCCCACTGCCGCAGGTAGTTTTCCATCGAGATGTAATCAGCCTCCGGATACAACGTGGAGGCAGTCTGCATGAGCGGCTTCAACGGCAACGAGACATCTGCCGCCTCGTCGAGTAGATGCGTTATATCCCGCTCCACGGCGGCGGCAACCGAGCGAACGGCGACACCGAAGTTGGTATATGCCCGAGAGGCGTTCTCGGTGCTCCGGTCCAAAGTCGCGACGTCAATCGCTATTTTCAGATCGCCATCCATCAGGGATCCGCACCCATCGTATTGCCGCTGGATGTCAGCACATGCTCGGCTTGGTAAATCCTCGTCTCCGTCAGCTGTTGCTGGGTGATCTTCTGCTGTGTCGTCGGGACAATGCCGGTCCCCCTGCCAGTCGAAGGCGGAGGGGGAGGAGTCGCCTGCACGCTCGTGCTGACGCTCCCCATCTGTGCTTGACCGGAGCGCAGGACATTCTTGGTACCACTGGGAGCCTCACCGGTCAGAACGGCCCTCTGGCCCGGCTGAAGGCCGACAGGGCTAGGTCGCGGAGCTGCCATCCCGCGCCGAACCGCCTTGGTGCCCCCTTGTTGCTGTCCCAGCAGCTCCCGAGCCTTCCGCTCGACGGCTACACCCCAGTCGACCTGCGGAGTCTCGAACTTCTCGCTCAACGCGGCCTCGATGGGATCGATCAGCGATTTGAACTCTCCACCGAGCGCATCCTTGAGAAGTCCCCCTCCGGTCATGACGTCCTTGGCCCCGGCGCTCATGTGGGCGAACAGCATCGACTGCCGGGCTCCAGCCTCCGCGATGGCGGAAGCCGCCTTGTTGACATCCTTGTCCAGAGCTGCCTGGATCACCTGCGGGATAGTCTTGAGACCGACCGCCAGCACCCCCAGGATGCCCACGAGGATCTTGAGCAGACCGCGTCCGATGTGCCCGATGGCCTCGCGCAGGCGTTTCTGCGTCTTCTCCAAGGACGAAACACGCTGGCCTTCCGTCTTGAAAGCGTCCGACAGGCGCTTCATCTCATCGTTGGTGAGGGCCTGGAGACTGTTCTGCTCCTTGATCTTGCCGCCGAGATCGTGAAGGGTCGCAGCGGTTCGATTGTCGAGGCCCTGCATCTCCATGACCTTGATCGCCTCGGCGCGCCCCCGACCCCCTTCGGTAGCCCACTGCTGAAGCTCCGTGGTCGCACGGAGCATGAAGTTGTTGTCCTCTCCCTTCCCTGCCCGTAGGAAGCCGTCCTCCCACTTCTGAAGGGCGTCGAGGGCGCTCAGCTCCGGGAACATCCTCTGGGCGAGAACGGCCTTCATGCCGGGGCTGAGGCTCGCCAGACCGCGTGTGAGACCTCCCACCACCCTCGCAGCCTGATCGCCGGCATACTGCGGACTCAGACCCATGTCCTGGTAGTGGCGTTGGATCTTGCCCATCACATCGGCCACGTCTTCAACATCTACACCGTATTGCTGCATCGCGGACGCCCCCGAGAGGACCGCGTTCGTGAACTTTTCGATCCCCATCGCGCTGCGCTGCCCCGCAAAGGCGATCCGAACGTACTTATCAGTGGCGACGTCGAGCGAGTCACCCAGCTCGGTCGTGATCTGAATGATGCCCTGCATCGAGGTGCCGGTGGCCTGATTGAAGTGCTTGTCGACCGCGATGGAAGCGATGGTGACGTTGTCGCCCACGCGGCCCAGGTCCTTGTCGAAAGCGGTCATGATCTCCTTGGACCTGTAGCCGGCATCGACCATCATTTTGAGAACGCCCTGGGTCTCCTTCCTGCCGACCCCGAAGTACCACTGGGCTCTCTCCTGGAAGTTGGCGAAATAACGGGTAGCTCTCCGCGCTTCGCCACCGAAGAGGGCTTCTCCTGTCGCCTCGAAGACGTTTCGAACTTCGCCGGCCTCGGCCCGGAGACGATCTCGTTCCGTGTAGCCGAGGATCATCGCCCCGATGAGACCGGAGATGACGCCACCGCTCAGAACGCCTCCCGGAACGTGAGAAAGAAGACCTCGAATCGCGCCCTTGGCGGAACTGATCTCGGCCTTGATGTAGGCCGTGATGGCGTCGGTCTGCTTCTTGGACGCCTCATCCGCCTCCTTCATACGCTTTTCAACGTCCTTCGACTGTTTCTCCGAAGTTTCGGAAGTCTCCTTGGCCACGTCAGCCGTGGCGACCGCTGCTTCCGCCTCCGCAGCCGCCTTCGATTGGCCAGGAGGAGCGCCACCTTCGTTGACGAGAGCGCCCAGGCGCATCCCCGAGAGCCGGGTCATGTCGTTGGCGATCTTGTCCCCGTGGCGAGCAATGTCATCCATCCCCCGAACAGTATGGCCAAGCTGAATCCGGGCCGACTGGAAGGAACGGTTGATCTGCGGAGTCAACGTGGCCACCGAGGACGAGACGACACCCGCCTCCCGTTGGAGGGCCGACAGATCGTTGGAAACCGAGTTGACGACCTCCCTTACCGAGGAACCGAAGTCGGTGTAGGCCCGGCTGACGCGATCGGCCTCTCCTTCGAACTCGGAGAAATCGAACTTCAGCAGGTATTCCTTGGGATCGGTCATTCGCTGGTTTCCACCGTGATTCTGCTACGTTCCGGCTTCTCCGGAATGCCTCCCAGGATCGAATCCGATTCGATCCTGACCGGAATCAACTTGCCGTCCTGCTGGCGCTCCCGCTGAAGCTCCTGAATGAGATCACGCCGAGCTTGACCGAGGGTCCGCGCCGGCTGTTGGTCCAGGGAACCCTCGTCGATATCATCCTTGTTGAGCACGAGGTTCTCCAGGTACAGCTGCGTCTCCTTGGAACCCCAGTCGAGAAATTTGCGCACTTCTTCGGGCGTATTCTCGAACTCGACATCGCTGTCGCTTTTCATGAACTCGTCCAGCTCTTCGGGCGTCATCTCCACGAAGTCTCCCTCGGTCGGGTACGTCGGGACTATGCCGGCCTCCTCCAGCTCCAGCTTGCGGCGCTCGCGCTCCTGAGTAGCGAATTCGTCGCGTTTTTCGAGAACCATCTGAACGAACTCGTCGCGTCCGATGGCCAAGGCCAACGGAACACACTCCTCGACTTCAGGCGCACGCAGAAGACCCGTCTCTTCATCCTCGACCGGCATCAGGTTCAACCCCAACATGTTGAGCAGCTCCGTTCGGACCACCTTGGCGATTTCATTCGCCCGCTCGAATTTCTCTTCGTCCTCCAGGTTCATCGATTCCAGCTCGAAGACCCATTGAGTGTCATTCGATCCTTTCAAACGAGGATCGCCGACCGGGATACGCCTCCGGGCCAGGATCTTGGCCTTGATTTGCAGCCTCGATGTTATTCGTCTCCAGACGGGGAAGATTCGGTCCCAGAGGGCTTCGTGCCCTCTCCCGAATTCTCCCCGAAGGATTTTTTTATCGAGGCCTGCGCCCCTTCTCTCCTTTCTTCGAGCTTCTGCCATTCCTCCCACAGCGGTTCCAAGACCTCCGGGAATCGGCTCGACAAGAACTCCATAAGGTGCTCGGCGGCGAAGTACTTCTGCGAGAACTTGCCGCGTCCTTCCATCGTTTCGAGCGCCTTGCGCAGCTCCTCGGTAGTCGACCACTGCTCCTTGAAGAACTCGAAGATGGGGACGCCGTCGATGGCGCGGATGCCGATGGCCAGTGTCGGCAGCCTCCACGACGTGATGGCCGACAGCCGCGTCCCCATGTTGACGAACCCGTTGCGCCAGTTGCTTTCCTCCTCATTGAGCAGCCGCATCGTCCACTTGTGGTTGTGAACCATGCAGGTATGCTCCAGGGTCTCGCCGTCTAGTTCCCTGGCAAGATCCATGAGGATCATTTTTGGATTCTGGACTTCTTCCTCGGACATGGTGGCTTTCGCTCCTCTCTCCCGCATCAGCGGGGTATGGTGCCTACGGCACCGCTTACGAAATCATTCGTACTTTGGTATAGTTCAACGTGGCGTGCACCATCACGATTCGATCACCTTGCGCCTGGAGATTCCGACCCAGCTGGCTGAACCAGCACCCGGAATACCAGAACTTCTCGACGTAGTACTCGGCACCCACCTGAACGTCCTCCAGATCATCCTTGACCCCAGCGGCGCTCAAGATGGCTCCCGTGGCCTGTTCGACCTTCTTGTTGAGCTTCTTGCCGAACGAGAAAGGATCTCCCGCCTTCTTGTCGAGCCACGGGATGGAAGGATCCTTGTCGCTCTTGAAGCGAATCCACTTCTCCTCGATGTCGATGGGATTGTGTTGGTCCGTCAACATCCAAAACGGTTTCGGCGTCCCCCACACCTCCTCCATCTTGTTGGTGAAAAGATCGTACCGGCCAATCTGAATCGTCAGGCCCGTCGCGATGCCGGGAACGTTTTCGAAAGGCTCCCCGGTGCCGACAGCGCTGATCTCGTAGAACGGTTGCACCGCCCGCGCCTGATTGGGAGCCCACGATTGGATGTGACCGATTATCTGGTTCCCGGCCTTGATCGAGATCGCATGAGAGGTACGGATCTGCGTGGCGGGTACGGGCATCTCATCTCACGGCTTAAACGGGCCGCACACGAGCGTAGTTCAACGTCGCGTTGACCATCACGATCCGGTCGCCCTGCGCCTGGAGGTTGCGCCCCAGCTGGCTGAACCAGCAGTCGAAGTAGATGAACTTCTCGCTAGTGCCGTCCGGGTTGCTCCACTTCTCCTCGACCTCGATCTTGTTGTTCTGGTCGGTGAGCATCCAGAGCGCTTTCGGGGTACCCCAGACCTGCTCCATCTTCGACGCGAACAGGTCATAGCGGGATACCTGGATGGTGAGGCCGGTGACGTTGCCGGGCACGTTCTCGATGACCTCCCCGGAGGTCTCCGCCCGAAGCTCGTAGGCTGGCGTGACGGTCCGAGACTGGTTCGGTGCCCAGGTCTGGATCTGGCCGATGGTAGTACCGGCGGCGCGGAGAGATACCGCGTGGCTACTACGAATCGTCGTGTTCGGAACTGGCATATCTTAGCCTCCTCCCTTTCTTACGCCGGGGCGAAGAAGGGGTTATCCACGCTGTACTCGCCGAAGAACCGCTTCGCCGGGTACTTCAGGTTGAACCAGTACTTGAAATAGAAGGTGCGAGGATCGGTGCTCGACTGGTACACCTGGATGTCGCTCGAAGCGTCGATGTCCCTCGGGAAGCCGGCCTCGTCGCGGTACGGCGCGATGGTGCCGGCGTTGATCTGGGCGAGCAGCCCGATCATGATCCACTTCTTGACGTCCGAGATGAAGTCCGCCAGATCATCCGGTACGACGCCGACGAGGTTGGTCGACACCAAGTTGTCGATGGTGTCGGTGACGGCGTCCTTCTGGGCGCTCGCGGACGGCTCCTCGAACTGGACGACCTTGCCGCCCCCGGCCTCGGTGGTCAACGGATCGAGCAGCACGAAGCGACCCGCGTCCAAGGTCACAACCGTGACGCCCTTGTCGGCCATCGCATGCCGCTCGCCGCGCAGGTACGTCCCGAAGCCCTCCTCGTTGAAACCCTTGACGAACTTGCCGATCAGAGCGCTGGACGGGCTCGGGAGGGCCGTGAACGCAGCGCAGACGGCGGTCGCGAGGTAGGTACCGTCGAGTTCGAGCGTGATCTCCTGCTGGGTATCCAGCGTGATGGTGCGCTCGACATCGCCCGGCGCGCAGAGAACGTGACGACCACGACCCGGCGACGTGTTCCCCGGCTGGAGAACCTGCGTCGACCGGTAGATGAACGTGTCCGGTGTGTCCGGATCGCCAGGATCGGTATCACGGGCCATCCCGTACCAGCCGCGCCGATAATGCTTCTCCAGCATGGACGACTGCTCGGAAACGTGCTGCATCGTGTAGACCGCCGTCGCCCGAGCGGTGTCGAGCACCACGATCTCGGTGATGCCCTTCTTCTCCTCGCAGACGTCGATGGCGGCGTTGATCTGGTTCTGGGTCGGGATGCCCGGCGTGGTCGAGTCGTTGATCTGGACGAGCCAGACGCTGTTCGCCTCGTTCTCGAAGGCGACCTCGCCCGCAATGCACAGCTTGTTGCGCAGGTAGTTGTCGAGGGTCAACGGAGACGTGTACTCGTAGAGCTGGTCCGGATCGAACACGCGGTGCGCCGTCTCGTAGTCGGTGGAGGGCCGCGTGTAGTCGTAGGTCGCGAAATATTCCGCGCCGAACTCGGGCCGCAGCCCGACGCCGTAGACCTCGTAGGGCAGCGTGATCGTGCCGAAGAGGGTGGCGAAGGAGTTGTCGGACGTATCCAAGAACTCGATGGACGAGGACGCTCCCTTCGGCTGCGGGAAGTTCTCGAAAGGATCGGGAACGTCGAGCTTGATCGCTCCGAAGCCGTCATCGGAAGCGACGTGCGCGTAGGCCGGACCGTAGTAGGTCGATGCGTTCAGAGCCGTGTTGATGTCAGCGGCGATCTGGGTCGCGGTGCGCCCGACGCCTGCGGTCAGCGTGATGGTGATCGGAGTGCCGCTGTTGATGGAAAGGTAGAGCTTGTCGTTCGTCGCTGCGGTGATGTTGTAGGGACCGGTGAGACCGGTGATCGTCGAATTGGCCCAGACGGTGCTGGTCCAGTCGAGGGTGTTACCCGTCTCCTGGTAGTCGGTGTTCTTCGTGAACGAGGTGCCGCCGGGGTAGGTCCCGACGTTGACGATCTTGTCGAGCGGCGTGGTCGCCGTGGCGCTGGCCAGAACATCGGTCAGGATGTCGATGGCAATGTAGTCGAGGGTGTAGGTCGCGGTCGAGATATAGCTCTCGTCCTTGATCTGGATCCAGGTCGAGGCCTGGATGCCTGCCGTCGCGGTCGGAACCCACGCGGCGTTTGAAATCTCCGACGCGCCGTCGTTGGTGGTCGCCAAGGACAGGAACACCTTGACATCCGAGGCCGGAGTCGTGCTCGGCGACGCGATCGTGATGATCTCGTTCACGGCCCCCGTCGCATGGGTCGCCACGCCGGCATAATCCGCACCGTAATCCGAATAGTACGTACCGGCGGCGTTGCCCAGCTCGTAGTTGATGGCGTCGCAGATATCGGTGGCCGTGGCCGCAGCCGGAGCGCCACCGACCGCCGTCACCGCTGCGTTCATGTCGAGGGTGACCACGCGCTTGCCGTCGAGGGAGATGGTGAAGTACTGCGCCGTTCCGGTACCACTGGAAACATCGATGGTCGCGCCCGCCCACTCGTTCCCTACGAGATAGGCCGACAGGAACCACCAGTCTCCCAGACCCAGCTCATTGCCGTTCAGGTACAGCTTGGCCTCGTTGCGGTCCCGATTCGACACGTTCACCAGCTGGGCCGTGTGAGGAGTCGAGGCGGCAACGGTGAGCGTCTCCTCGTATACCTTCCCGCGAGTGATGGGTTCATCGACTTCGCGACGAGTCCGAGGCGCGATCCCGACGATGCACATGACGCGTTCTGAAGAAACAGAAACCGCTCCAGGAGCGATCACTTCTTGGATATACACGCCCGGATCGACGTATTTCGAAATCGAGATGGCCATTTGGATGAACCTCCCTTGAATCTCGGATTATTATATCTCGACAGTCGTCGGGAATCTAAAGACGGGGAAGAAGACTACTCTTCGAGGTCGATCCGGTGGACATTGTAGTAGTCTCCGGAGGGAAGTTCCGGATTATACACAACATTCTCGGGCTTTATCCAGGTAGCGGTACCACGATTGACGTCCCGATTGACGAAGTCGACAGCGATCAAAGGTACCGAACCCCGGATGGAGTATATCTGCTCGCGCTGGTCGCCACCAGCCCTCGGAGTGGCATACTCGCCGGCCCAGTTGAACTCGCCCTTGAGGATAAGCTGGTACCACTCGGGAGGTTCGAGGTCAGGATTGTAGTAGGATCTCCCGATGATCTGGAAGTACTGACGCTCCATGTAGAACGCGAAATAATCGTAGACAAGATCCGCCAGCTCGGTCCGGGTATTCAGAGAATCCGTGACCACGTCGATGTTGATGGTCATCTCTGCCGCCACCACGAAACGCTGCTTCGGAGGATTCTCCAGATTTTCATAGGTATCGTACTGCCCTACCGTGAACCCGAGCGCCGCCAGGCATTCCGGATCACCCCCGATGATCTCGATGGAGTTAGGAACCCCCGACGCCGCAGGACCGCCGGCTACGATCCGCATGAATCCATCCGGAGTCGTGACCGCGTGGTAGAAGAGCGCCTGCATGTTGATCGCCGCCGCCACGTCTTCGGGAGAAGCGTTGTGGATGTCTCCGAAGATGACTTCCTCGAACAAGATGGTAGAGATTTCGGCAATCTCTCGAAGTTCAGGATCTCGGCTGTTGGCATAGGGATAGGTCTTCAGCTGGAGCGTCCAACCGGGATTGAGATCGACATTTCCCTGCGTCGTGCCCTGCACGCTGGAAGGATACTGGCCGTCCGAGGCGAAGTTGCCCCCGATGCTCAAACGCTTCTCCCGCATCGAGGCAGAAGTGATGGCAATCATTGGAAATCGATCCGGAGTGTCAGCCTGGGACATGATGAGGTTCATCACCGTCTCCATGCTGCGCTCGGTCGACCCACTCCCCATGTGCGCGAACTTCTCGATAGTAGGTATTTCTGAGATCTTGGCCCGCATAGTCTGGGACCGATAATCAAAGAATCTCCGAAGTTCGGAGGCAACCGCGTCCTTGGTCGTCTCGATGAGTTGTCCGAAACGAGGAGGATCCTTCGGATCGTAGGGATCCGCCGGTCGATATTCACGCGGCTCTGAGAAATCGTTCGCCATCACCACACCAAATGAAATGGGCCTGCCGGATCCGCGATGCGAATCTCGAAGGTCTGCGAAACCAGGATGTATCCGAACGGATCAGAGTTCTGCCAAGATGTCGTCACATAGCGCGAACCTATCCGAGCGCCATCCAAGACTTCGATGAAGGCCAACGGACCTTTGAGCAACTCATCCTGGCTACCCATCTCGATTGTCGGATCGAAGAAAGCGAGTCCGGCGGTCCAGAACGAGAGGCCATCCTCGACCGGGATATCACCGTATTCGTACTTGCGAGCCCGTGTTTTGGGTGGTTCGCGCATGATCAGGATCCAAGGACCCATCCGGTACTGACCCGCAGACGGATGCGAGAGCGGCAGCCGCGCGAAGCGAGCCCTGATGATCTCGAACTGTGGAGAGATCACGTCCACTGAATCCCGGTTCAAAGTCGCCCGAAACCGAATGGTGCCGCTGGTCGGGTTCACCGAGCACAAGGTATCCAGGGATGCCCAGGTGTCTCCGCCGTCCAACGAGTATTCGACCACCACCGAGGACTCGGACTCCTCCGGCAAGAAGTAGAGCGCCTGCGCCGACCAGGCCGATCCGAAAGCGTCCCGATTGAACGACATGTCGACGCTCTCGATGACACCAGTGACCGCTCCGTCCGCGAGAATGACCTTGGACGACTTCCACCCTTGGGTGAGGTGTACGTCCGTCAGCGTGGCGTCTGGGTCGCTTCCGGAGAGCCAGAAAGTCTCGTAACCGAACTTCACGTAGCCAGGCACGATGCCGACGCCGTGACAGGCCCCGCACTTCCTGTCGGCCTGCTGGTTGCTCTCCTTGTAACAAGCGCACTGCGGTCCTTCGGTGACACCCCTCCAGAGAGCCGCGCGAATCGAACCTGCCAGGATCTGCTCCGTCAGGAGCGCGCGTTGGCGGGCGTGTTCCTGGTTGGCAAAGATTTGAGCATGAATATCGCGCCCCCAGTAGCCCACCGCCATGTGGGCACCGGGAACCTTGCAACCCTTGGTCGCCGTGTCCTGGCCGCAGACGGCATCCCCGTCGTTGCCATTTCCAGTCCCGTTGCCGTTGCCGGCTTCTTCACACCCACCGTTGTTCATCGACTCTCAATCAGCTCCGCAAGAAGATCATCCAAAGACTGCTCACCGCGTCCCTCATCGTACTCGGACACCAGTTGCTGCCACTTCCCCGGATCCAGCAAGTTGGCGAACTTCTTGTTCCCCTCCCGACTACCGTCGAAGAGGTCGATCTTGATTTCCTTGACCGGCATTTAGACCCCCGAGACGCCGCCAGGCCAGAGGTTGCGGAACAAGCTGCCGTAAGGCGCAGAAGCAAGGAGCATGGAAAAGGCCATGTCCATTCTCACCTCGGCGCTCATCGTGCCGCTGTTCACGAAGTGGCGCTTGAAGTTCGGAATCGCCATGTCCAACTCCGACTTCAAGTGGCTCAGATAGCCGGCAAACGGAGTGGCGTGCTGAAGTACGAAGGAATGTCCCGAATCGCTGTACTGGGGCACGTCCGTATCGATGCTGAAGAGCAACTGGCTCGTGATGCCCTGGTAGATCGCGGCTTTGATCAAGATGTTCGAGAACATCTCGATGGGGAAATACTCCAGCGATACCCAGGTCGGGTACGGCTGGGCCTCGTTGATCATATTCAACCCGAGACGCAAGAACAGGAGCAGCATCCCGTCTGTGTAGCCCAGGAAACAGTACTGCTCCGGCAGATTCGGCTTGATGACCTTGTCGATCATCACCCGAAGAGACGGCAGCAGCGAGAGCACGCGCGGCGAAACAATGTCCAGGACCTGAGTCCGGTAGACATCCTCGGAGCTGGCGTCCTCCCGGCTGTGCCAGTTGAACAGCAACCGCTGAGCCGTCTCGGTCTCGTCGTCTTCTTCACCCCAGGTGATGTAGTACTTCCCGGCAGAAGGCCGCTTGATACGGTCCGTCGCACTCGGCGCGTCACTCGGGGGATAATAAGCCTCGATGAAGAGTGAATTGCCCCCCAGGTCGGTCACTTCGAGGTCAAGTTCACCCTCGGGATCGCCACTGGCCGGTGTGCTGGCATTGATGTCGACGAGTTCTCCGGCGGCATTGCGCAGCTCGATGTCGACCCGGCGCTTCGAGTTCGTCCGAGCCAGCTCGATCATGGCCGCAACAGACGGTTCCTCCATGCCAGGCTGGATGATCATGCTGCTAGCTCACGTTCCTCCGGATTCGGGTTGCGGAACTCGACCGCCCAGTCATCGAGCAGGCGTGTGTCGAAGCCGAGCTGACGTTCGAGGTCCTCCTTGACTTCCCAGAGCCCCTCGATCAGCTCGTCGCTCTCGTCGAAGTTCTCGTCGAGCAACTCCCTGCCGTCGAAGACATAGACATCCGGACCTTGGCTGTTCTCCATCAGGTTGTTCCAGACGGCCCTCCCGGGACGATCGGCCTGGATGTAGTCGCCGAGATGCCACATGATGCTGTCCATGATGCGCTGGCGACGGTCGAAGTCGACGGCCCACTGCTGGGCCAGCCGGTAGAAGTTGATCGTCCTGATGCCTTCGAGCCGCATCTCAATCTCCCAGCAGGATGACAACGACCTTTGCGTTGATGGGAGCTGTCGAGATGATCTGAACGGCGGTGATGTCTGTCTTGAACATCGCGATCCAGCCTCCCGACTCGTCCGTTGCCGGGCTACCCTCCAGGTCGATGTACTCCGCGCCACCGTTGAAGAAAACGCGAATCGGCTGGTCGGTACCGATGTAGACGAAGCTCGCCTTGGACAGCGTCTGGAAGTCGACGTCCACGGTCCCGGAAGGCGGGATGATGTAGTTGCCCTCGACTTTCTCGTTGAACTCCAACACCGGTCCCGTCGCCGAAGCCGGATTGATGATCGGAGACCCGAAGACCGGCGCGACATTCGGCCCACCGGGAACCGAGGGATAGGTGATCTTGGCAGTGACCGTTGCTTCCTCTGACATCGGGCTCTCCTTATCTCGCGCCCGCCAGGGCGTAGCCGATTCCTACCGTAACTCCAACGCCCACCACGAAGCCCACCGCGCCCCAGAGGGCCGGGTGCCGGTACCAGGCGTCTTTCTCCTCCTCGCACATCTGAGTGAGCTGAGCCTGCTCTTCGAATGCGAGCCGCCACTTCTCCCCGATGTTCTCGGTGATGCGCAGATCCTCCCGGATCAGCTCCAAGTGGTGGTCTCGCAGTTCGAGTTTCGTGTCGATCAGCTCCAGCTTCTCGCGCAGCAGCTTCAGCTCCTTGAGGTCCTTGAGCATCTTGGTCGCGGTCTCCTCCGCGAACCAGTAGCCTGGATGGCCGTCATGCTCCAGCTCGATGGTTTCCGGCACCTCGCTGAGCGCCACGCGCGGCAGCATAACCATCAAAACGACCAGGATGGAAGCCACGAACCTCACTCGTCGCCTCCATATCCCAAATTCTTGAACTCTTTAAGCTTTTCCTTCGAAGAGAGCCGATCAATCTCCTTGCGAGCGACCTTGATCTCTTCGTTCTTGGCCTCGATCTTCTTGTCGATCTCCTCGATGTCCTTCTCGACGGCATTTTCTTGCCGCCGAATGACTTCACGCTTGCCTTCGAGCTTGGCGACTTCCTTCTCGGCCTTGAGCACCTTGATCTTGTGCTCTTGCTTCTTCCGTTTTCGAACATTGCTGGCAATGACGATTCCGGCGATGGCGGCGAGGATAATCCCCACCGTAGCAGCGACCGCTTTCCAGTGCCGCTTCATCCATCCCCAGGCTCGTTTCAACCAGGACATCTTGGGATCAATAACCCTTCTCCTCCCAGTACTTTCGGGCTTCCTCGGGATCCATTTCTCCCGCCGCCCCGGCCAAAGGTTCTATGTCCCTTCCGAAATTGGCCATCAGCTTAGTCAGCTCATCCGCGATCATCCCCGGATCGGTGTAGCTGTGCGACAATTCTTCTGAGACGAACTGAAGCACTTTGTCGTAGAGCTGTTCCGCTTCCACCTCGGGAGTTGCGTACACTCCTTGACGTTCCATTTTCGAGGCGATCCTCTTCAACCCATCTTCCGAAATCCCACGCTTCATCTCAACCTCCCAGAAGCTCCTGTACAGCTTCCTCCGGCGTGTAGTTGCTCTCCCTCATGTAGGCCAGCTCGGAGCCGTAATCACCGACCTGGAGGCCCGCAGCTTGGAGCTGAGAGGTTACCGCCTCGATCCATTCGTCGTAGCCCTGCTCGAAGCCTCCAAGACTCTGCACAGTACGTCCCATGTCGGTCAGAAAATCTGGAGCTTGCGCAGCTTTATCCAGCTGCGAAGCAATCCGCTTCAGACCTTCATCGGGAATACCGCGCCGCACCTACTCCTCCCGTCCGTTGGCCTTCTCTTCCAGCTTGGCCTTCGAGGCGAATGTCCGAGTCACCATCTTGTAGATGAGAGACGAGACGGTCCCGAGCGCTCCACCGGTCAGCAGCTGCTCCTTGACGGTTTCGAGCGGCAGCAGCAGACCCCCGATCAGGCCGAGCACGATGGGAATGAATGGCAGAATCCGCATCCCGATCTGGTTCTTCTGGAAGAATTTCTTGAAGCTCAGCTTGAGCGCCTGAACGATGCCCGCAACAACGACCGCGAGACCTACGTAGGGACCGTATTCCTTGAGAATCTCTATGAAATTTTCCATGACTCCTCCCTAGTAACGGTCAGTGACCACCTGAGTCAAAAAGGTGATCACGATAGAAATATCCACGAGACCGCCATTGTCCAGCTCGACAACAATGGGAAAACCTGCTGCGCGTACTGCCGGTCGAGGCGGTGTTGGTTCCACTCGATTCGCAGGCATATGATCCGTGTCAGAATGGAACATGCTGACGAGTTCCGCACCGCCAGCGAACGTGCCGCTGCCTTGACTGACGCCGCCTTGATGTGTGCTGCCGGAATCGTTCTCGTCGAAGGGCTGCCCGGTCCAACCCCCTCCGTAGAAGACTTCCCAGTCGAGGGCACCCGCCAGCTGAACGCCACGCGTGGTCGCCCAGATGTAGAGATCCTTGATCTGCATACTGATCGGGGCATCCCAGATACGGATCGTAGTCCCGGCTGGAACAACAACCTCTCGAACCGTCTCCCTGGCCTGTCCCATACTTCCTCCTAGTAGCGATCCGTGACCACTTGAGTCAGGAAGATAATCGTGATCTTTACAGGAGTACCCCCAAGGGTATTATCCAGTTCGACGACAATAGGAAAACCCGGGGCTCGATGAACCGGTTGTGGTGGCGTAGGTGCTATCCGATTCCCCGGCAGATGATCCAGATCGGAATAGAACATCGTGGCAAGCTCAGCCGCTGCCGCGAACGAACCGGTGCCTTGACTGACACCCCCTTTGTGCGCACTCGGCGCGACACCTTCGCGGTCGTTCTCACCGAAGGGACTTCCCGTCCAGCCGCCACCGTAAAAGACCTCCCAATCGAGCGCAAGCGACAACTTCGATCCTCTCGTACTGGCCCAGATGTAGAGATCCTTGAGAGGCATACTGATCGGAGCATCCCAGACACGAATCTTGCCCCCGGCGGGAACAATGATATCTCGAATCGTCTCTCTGGCCTGCCCCATGAGTCACCTCAGACGTAGTGGTACCTCAAGATACAATATCACGGGTTGATGTCGGAGAATTAAAGATGGAAGGCGATTATGCAGGCTCGTTGACGCGTTCCTCCAGCTCCTTCTGCGCGTACTTCTTGACCGACTTGTAGTAGCCGTGGCCGAGCAGGTACTCCAGGTCCGCCGTGGTCAGATCCATCTCGCGCAGCTCATCGAGCATTTCGCGAGCACCCATGCGATCTTTCTCGTCGAGGTCGTCCCCGACGCTGGCACAGAGACCCACGACCCGAGCCGTGACCTTTTCGTCCGGATCCATCGGCTCGTTCTTGCGCTCCTCAGCCTCCTCCTCGATGGTCTTCCTGGCCTTCCTGGTCGGATTGGTGAAAGCACGCTTGTTCTGGAGATCGGACTGCGACTGGTGCGCCTCATCCATCACCTCTTCGGGCGAAACGCCCCGGCGCTTGGCAAGGTTCTGGTAGAACTCGATGTACTCGTTCTCCTCCAGCAGCCGCAGAACCGGCGGACGACGATTGACCATCTTCCGCAGATCGACCGACTGCTTGATCGCGCTGAAAGGTATGAGCTGCGTCAAGTTGAGCGGGTTCTTGGTCTTCGGGAGCAGCACGCTCTCGATCCGACCGGGAAACGTCTCGAACTGGAGCGACACCTGGGTGTTGCTCATATTCTGGACGTACACGTCCCGCTCGACCCTGAAGTACTCGGTGAAATTCGTAATGATTGGTACGGGCTTCGGCATTTTGTCCTCCCTGGGATCTCGGTTTAACCGAATGATGAAAGGTCGTCCGTTGGCGACGACCGCCTTTCCGTTCTTGACCAGTTTCCTTGCCCTGGCAGGGTGGGTATAGGACAGAACGGTATCGTCCGGCCCCAGGACGGGAACTCGATTACCCACATCCAGATTCCTCGTGGTGTGCCAGGGTGTTACCCCACCTCCCGCTCTCGCGGGGTTATGGCCCAGGATGGGCCGGGAGACCTTCAGCGCCTCCCGGCGCACCCATCAAGCAGCTCTCGCTACTTCTGGCCCTTCGCGCACGACCGGCTGTTGGCGATGGCGAAACCGATCATCTCGATGAACGCCCAGCCCTTCACCGTCTCCTGGTGGGAGTACTTGTTGTAGGGCTCGCTGAACAGCTCGATCCGCACACCCATCTCGCCCATGTAGTCCGCGCCGGTCGTCGCGTAGAAGGTCCCCGGAGGGATGACTTCCTCGACGCCGGTACCGGCGGCGGTCAGGATCTGGGCGTTCAGGATGTTCCCGATGTACCCGGCCAGGATCAGCTCACGCTCGGTGACCGGATCCACGGCTGCGGACATCGTCTTCACGATGTCGGACAGCTCGGCGCGGGAGATCAGGAAGTTCTCGACCATGAGGCGGTGCCGCTCGACCTGGAACCGCACGTCCTCGAACGCGGCGATGCCCAGCGTGGCGAAGGTCGTCACGGCGTTCTCGGTCTGCGCAGCCTCGTCGATCAGGCTGATGCCGGCCTTGTCCTCTTGCAGCTCGATCTCCTGGCGGGCCGTGTCCTGAGCGCGGTCGAGCACATCGAAGTTCATCTGGTAGATGTCCTGGATGTCGATGCTCGGGAACGAAGTGACCTTCCACTCGGGTGGCGTGATCCACTTGGTTTTGATCCGCGACTCGGGCGACTGGCCGTCCTGACCCACGACCCAGGCGGTCGACCGGATGTCGACCGGGAGACGGAACAGCTCGGCCTGAGCCAGCTTCCGCACCCGGTAGATCTTCCGGCTGAAGCCCTCGTAGTCGAGGATCGCCTTGATCGGCAGAGCCAGCTCCTGGCCCACGATGTGGAAGCCCTGGCCGGTCGGGTCGGTGAGCGCTGCGCCGAGGATGTCGCGCCGGGCCTCCTTGGAGATGCTCGACTCGGTGTCCGGGCGATAGAACGAGAGCGCCTTGGCGTTCTTCTTGGTGATCTCGTTCAGCAGCTCGTTGACCTGCACCATCGCGTCCCGCTTGTCGTAGGCGTTGACCTCGCCGCGCTTGTCGAACATGCGCCGGTCGGTCTGGCTCGCGGTCGCCCGACGGCTCGACGGATGGTCGTACCGCTGCGGGTTGAAGGAGCCGCCTCCCTCGAAGAGACCCTCGTCCCTCCGCGACCCGAACCGCTCACGCGGACGAGCGGCCAAGCGCTGACGCTTGTCGTCGCTCCCCTCGGGGCGGCGCTCCGACTGGCGACGGTCACGCGGCTGCGCGGCAGGCTTGCGCTCCGGACGTTCCGGACGCTGACGCTCCGAGGTCCTGCGGGCGGTCCGCGAGGAAACGGGGCGACGATTCTTGGCGATTCGCTTGTACGGATTCTTCATCGTCCTCCTCCTTTCCTAGCTGACCATGCCGCCGACGTAACGGATGCCCAGGAAGGGATCGTCCGCTGTCGGGACCTGGAAGACCCTGCCGATGTAGGCACCACCACCGCCCTTGGTCACGAGACCGGCCTTGGAGGCACCCGACATACCGGCGTTCAGGACGTCGTTCACGGCGTAGGTCTGGGCCGGATCGTACTGGGTCGTCCAGATGAACGACCAGTCGTTGATCACGGTGATCTTGTCGCCCTGAATGGTGACGTCGTCGATGAAGTTCCAGAAGTTGCGCCCCTCGAACTTCAGCTCTTGCTCGGTGACCTGATACTGGTAATCCACCAGTACATAGTCACCGTCGCCGATGGTACCGGTCGCCACGCGGGTCACCTGTCCGTTGACATAGTTGACCGTGTAGTCGTTACCGGCACCCTCGGTGTAGACGGTCGTACCCGTGATGTCGGTCACGCGCACGCCGCCGGTTGCGCCCGGCGTCCAGAGGTTGCCGTGGGCGAGGTTGGTGGCGATGACGCCGTTCAGCTGGATCTGCTCGGCAGTCACAGCTGCGTACAGCGTCTGCGCCTTGGTGTACTTCGCGAAACCGAAAGGCGTCGTGCCGTCGCACACCACGATCTCCTGACTCGCGTTGAGGGACACGAGCATCCCCGCGCGGAAGGTGGTCGCGGCGTTGGCGACGTAGGTGCCCAGGTTCCGCGTGTACTGGGAGCGCATCAGGTCGATGCCGATTGCTCGGCTCGAAACCCTGAAGGCTTCCATACGCGGCGAGAAGGCCATCTCTATCCTCCGTCAGTTGGGGCGATCCCGTGTCGTTCAGCCCTGAAGCCTGCCGATCCTACGACCGAGCAGGGTGCCTCCACTGAGGGCGTCACGAATACCGCCAGAAGCTTGTTTGGAGCTGGAAACAGGTGCTCCGTTTTCCTTACCGAAGTTCCCCTCGGCGGCTTCCCGGCGCACGCGCGCCGAACGCCGATTCCGCGAGGAACGCTTTCTCGCTGTCGCTTGACCACCGTCTCCCACCGGGACAGGAGCCTGATCCTGAAGATCGGTCTCCGCATCGGCGAGATACTGATCGTCCTTTTCGAGCAGATCGGCAGCTCGGGAGAGCAGCCGGGTCATGAAGCTCTCATGACCTTCGGAAGCGATCAGCTCGGTCAACTCGACCGCCGTCCCGACATCCATGCCGGTATAGCGCTCGCCGTCGCTGAATTCGATGTCCTCCCCGGTGAGCACATCGACCGCTGCCACCTTGAGCGGATGCTCTTCGTGGTTGAGCAGCATTCGGGTACCCGCGATCCTGAGCGCCCGCGTGAACTTCCGGACGAACTGCTCCTTCTCGGCGGCGAGGCGTTTCTCCAGCCGGTGCTTGTACAGCTCGCTCATGTTCGCCTGAGTGGTCCGAATATCGTTGTCCGCGTCGGCGAGCACGTCACCGGCAGGCGCAGGAGGCGTTTCCTGGCTGTTGAACTCGGCGTCATCGGTGGTATCGCCGGACGGCTTCGAGGGCTTGTGCGTCTGGGTGACGCCCTCGGCCTCGTCGAGAATATCCTTGCCGCGATGACGAGCACTCGCCAACGCGATGCGTTTGCGCTTGCTCGTGATCATCTTGGTCTTGGTGTCGGAAACGGTCGGCGGCTTCTCGCGCGTGTCGACCTCCATGCCCGGCAGCGCCGAGGAATCACCTTCTTCTGGCTTCTCTCGCGTATCGGTCTCCTCATCGGCAGTGATGCCCTGCGTGGCCGGGGGCACCTCCACTTGGGAGTCGGTGACGACGTCGTCATCGACCCCGGCTTCAATGAGCAGCTTCGCCTTGCACAGGCGCGCGGCCTCCTTGAAGCCCTGGTAGAGGGCGATCCCGAAGACCTTGTTGGCCAACCGGCGCAGCGCGTTCTCGTCACGCTTCACTTCCGGGGCCGGCATCGCATAGAACACGGGACCGAAATCCTGATGAGAGGCTACGAGGTTACGATCCTTGGTCAGCGCGACCTTGATCTTCGCGGCTCTGGCGACGGGCGTCATGTCCCCGACGCCCATTTCGTCAGCGGACGGCGCTTCGGCCTTCTCGCGCTTCTTCTCCTGGAGATCGCTGATGCCGCCTTCGGGGGTCTCCTGCTCCTGGGCTCGGCGCAGGAGCTGTTGCCGCGCTTCCTTCATCTCGTCTTCCTTGGGTTCACCGGGCTTCGGGAGACCGGATTTGGGCGGACCGCCCTCGGGTGGGCCGGGCTTCTTCTCGTCTTTCGGCTTCGGAGGGAAGGGTTTTTCTTCTTTCGGCTTCGGAGGTTCGGGCTTCTTCTCGCCCATCTCCGGCCCCCCATTCTTCGCCTCGGATTCCTCCTCTTCGGATTCCTCCTCTTCTTCCTCTTCCTCGGACTCAACTTCCATGCCTTCGAGAGAATCCAAGAACTTCACCACGGTCTCGAAGGCGGCATCGGCGTCCTCGGCCTTCTTCAGCTCTTCGAGCAGCGCGTCAAAACCCGGAGGAGCCTTCATCGCCAGCTTCGAGTTCAAGAGCGAACGTTGGATCAGATCGGCGGTCTCCGCCTCGATCCTGGCCTTGTCGGCATCGGAAAGCTTGACCGTCCCGGCCTCGTGAAGCTCCTTGACGGTGTTGAGAAGCTGGAGTCGATGTTGCGTCATCAGTTCACTCCTGACGCCCTCTGGAGGGCCGATGTGATCAAGGCAGCGAGGGGCTCCGGAATGTCGCGCGGATGCTTCGCGACGAACGCCGTGATCTGACGGACTTCGGAAGCCGTCAACACGCGCGCACCGCTCGCAACCGCTTGCAAGAGACCCTCCTGGACGATGGCATCCTTGTCGGCAGGATCATCCACGGCGGATTCCTCCGCGAAGATCGTACCGTTGCACCACTCGAAAGCTCGTCGCGTGCCACCACCGTCGAGGGGATAGGCACGCTTCGAGAG